GGGGAAGGCGTGCCAACCGAAGCCCAGGGCGTCCGCCGGGGGCTTCGGAAGTTCGGGCAGGGGTTTCCCGCTCCGCGTCAGCTCCCGGTCATCGAACTGCGCCAACACGCAATCCCGAAGGGCGTGGCAGGGTTGGAGCAGCGCGGACTTTCCCTGAAGATGGGCGATGGGCCCAACGTAGGTTCCGTGGCTCACAGCAGAATCTCCCACGTCATCTTCGCCAGGGCCTTGTGGTCCGCCAGGAAGTGCTTGCGGTCCGTGCCGGTTCCGTTCGGGAGGTAGCACAGGCCCTCCGGTGTCTTCATTTCCCCGTGCGGGAGGTAGTGGACGCGGTTCCACTTCAGTTCGTCCGCGTTCCAGACCTCCGAGAAGGCGCGGCACTGGAACTTGTACGCATCGGACTCGATGGTGAAGCGGACCTTGAAGCGCATACAGCGTTCGGTGCGGTGGAAGGTGACGCCCTGGCGGGAGGTCGTGACCTTCTCCTCCAGGATTTCAAACTTGAGTTTGGGGTTGGACATGGCGCAGGCCTCCTCGTTGGTTGATACGGTCGATGTTGAGTTGTTCAGCGGAGCCGTCCGGGGTCCAGTACCCGAACCAGTCCGCCGGTATGCCGCTGATCAGTTCGGTCGGGTTCCCGAAGTTCACGGCGCGGCCCCGGCTCCGGCATTCCTCGCACAGTCGCAGATAGCGTTCCAGGAGGTAGCCCAGCCGGGGGTAGAAGAACCGCACGTGCCCAGCTCCGAGCAGGTACTGCTGCGGGTTCCGGGGGTCTGTCGGACGTTCGCCCCGGCGGATAGCGTCCCGGACCAGACCGAACACGCGGGGCAGCTCCCGGTACTCCGCCCCCAGGTGCTGATCGGACAGGCGGGACGGCTCAATCACGTTGATGCGGGTCATGCTGCGCACCGGGGCAGGAAGCAACGGGTGAGCTGGCCGGTGGAGCGGTCCATATGGTTGACGATGCCCACCAAGTCATGCGCGAAGTTGAAGTCATCGGCGTCCAGGAACTTCTGGAGCTGGAGGGGGCAACCGTTAAGGTGCGTGGCCGTCACGTCCATCGCCACGCTCAGGCGGTCGAAGGGCGCGGACTGACGGGTGTAGATTGCCTCAGCGCGGTCCACGATCTTGTCGATCAGCGCGGAGTCCTCCGGGGAGGCGTTGAAGTTGATGTGCATAATGCAGCTCCATTTCTGTGTTTACGGTCGAAGAAGTATAGTGCGAGGGACCCGAAGAAGTAAAGCGGGGACAACGTCCCCGCTTCGGCGGCTCCCCTTATGTCTTTTCCCAGAACCAAAAATCTTCTACAAACTTTTCAACGGTTTTGGAATCGACGGGACCTGATGACAACAAGTTTCCCGAAGTCGATATAAAGCGCAGGCGGTTCTTTGCTATTTTAACAAATACAGGCAAGGTCTTACCGTCCCGTTGGATCAGGCCGTCTGGGGAAAGGCTTGCTGAATACTGCAAAAGGGCATCGTTGATCATAGAAGTCATTTAATTTCTCCATTTCTGTTCCGGTCAGTGCGACCGTGTAAAGAAGTATAGTGCCAAAAGTTGTCAGCGGGGAGCCCCCTGTACAACTTTTTTCCATTTTCTTTCCGCTGTCCGGCTCCGGAAGGTCGTCACCGTCCTGTACTTCCCACACCGCTCACAGCATTCGTGGGACTCCCGGCCCAATCGACTTCGGGCGCTTCGGTTCCGGGAGGCATAGATCACCAGCAAGCTGTATCCGAACTCCAGCCAGCGGTGTAGGCCCAACCAGCACAAGAGCTTCACGGCAACTTGAAGCGGTCCCGGCACGGAGCGCACACGCCCCTGATCAGCCGTCCGCTCCACTCCCCGCACAACTCGCAATCCCCGGGCTTCCCCGGCGGGAGTTCCGCAGCGGCCTTCCGAATGTTGTCCACGGCGCGGTCCAGGCCCGCCCTCCGATAGTACCCCTCAAGAATGGGCACGTCAAAGTTCGCCCCCTGGCTCCAGACCCGCTCCAACTTCGGGAGGTTCTTCACCCAAGCAGCCAACTCCAGCAGCGCAGAGCGGAGGGGCACCGGGTTCTTCAGCTCCAGGCCTCCCCGCTCCCGCCACCAGTGTGCGGTCGCAGCATCGACTTCTCCGCCCAACAACACCGAGCTGTGGAGGTCAATATCACGGCTCATCCCGTCCGGGTCCGTCAGCCCGTTCACGCTGTTGAAGGCCACGGCCCCCAGTTGGATCACGGCGGCGTTCGGTCCCGTCCCCATCGTCTCCAAGTCAATCATCAAGCTGTCATACACCACGGTGTTCATCTTCTGCTCCTTTTTGTACAAATGCCGGCAACAAGCCATATGGGGTTTGCCGTCCGCTCCCACGTGGAGTCGGAAGGCGTTGAGGGGCATTCCGGCGCGGCACCCGTCACATTGGTTGATCATCACAGCGGTTCTCCCCGGCGGAGTCGGTCCACCGCTTCCTTGCCCAAGGACTTCTCCAGCGCATCCCAGTCCCCGGCGGCGTTCCCCGGGGCGGTAGGGTCGATGCCAGCGGCCCGCTCCCGGGACTCCACCACCGCCTGCACGAAGGACTGGTGGAAGATGGCGAAGGCCAACCGCCGGAGCGGTCCCCGGGCGTCCTCCGGGAAGTCCCGCAGCGGGTCCTCAATCATCGAACTTCCCGGCAGCGGTCTGGCGCTGAATCTCCGCGAAGTGTCGCAGGAAGCGGGCACGGCGGAACTCCAGTTGCTTCTCCACGGTATGGCCGGACAAGTGCTCATCCGCCACGTGACGCCCATAGGGGCTGTCCAGGAAGTTGCGCACCTCCTCCGGCTTCGCGTCCGGGACGGCGGAGGCAATCGCGTGGAAGGCGCGGTGCCATTCCTTCTCCGCTCCTTCGCTCCCCTTCTTCAGCGCCACGGTCCCGAAGAAGCCGTGAAACACGTTGTTGGATGGGATGGCGGTCACAGTTGTGCTCCGTGGAGTGCGCCCACCTTCTCGTTGATCCACTGGACCTCCTTCTGGGTGAGCTGTTGTTGATGATCGACCAGCCACTGCATGCGGCGGACGGCTTCGACCTCCGTGGAGGTCAGGACGTTGAGGTGATGGGCAAGGCGCTTCAGCTTCGCGGGCAGGTCCTTCGCCAGGGCCTTGAGCAAGTGGCACTCCTCCTGGAAGGCGCGGAGGGCGTCCCGGGACGCGGCCCCGGGGTCCTGCGGTTCGTTGTACTTTTCGCCCAGGTACTCCGCGCACGCGGCTCCGGCGGCAGCAATCATCTTCAACAGGTGGTCGGTTCCCGAAGCCACCCCCGGGTCGATGTCGTTGCTGGCCTTCAGACCGGGTTGACGCAGGGACTTCATCTGCACCGTGATCACGTACTTGCGCCAGTCCTCCTCCGAGCGGCCCAGGCGCACCGTCACTCCGTTGATCGTGGTGCTCATGCCGCGTCCCCTTCAACGTGCTGGAAGTCCCCGGTGGCGGACTTCGCCCAGACGCGGGAGCGGTTCACCGCCATCTTGTAGTTGATAGCGGTCTGGAGGTCCACGCCCAGCTTTTCGCAAACCTGGAACAGCATCACGCCCACGTCCGCGCACTCCTTCCGGATAGCGTCCAGGGCGGTCGGTTCGATGTCCGAGACTTCGAGACGGGCGTGAGCGGCCAGGCCACTGACCAGCTCCGCCACTTCCTTGTTCATACGTGCCGCAATCACCGCCGGGTGAGAAGGCCCGAAGGTCCCCTCAGCCCAGGCGGTGATACTTTGTTGTGTTTCCATCATGGTGTCGTTCTCCGTTGTTGGCAGATCAGCTGATTGAAGTTGTCCACGCGGCACTCCAGCCGGTCGAATGTCGCGGGAAGGTTGTTGGAAGCCCGGACGCCCCGGACTTCCTTCACGCGGACCGGCGGGGCCAGTCGCGCAGAATAGGTGCCGACTGCCGCAGCGCGGAGCGTATCCTGGGCGGTATATCGTCCGGGCTCCGCAAATGCGGCGGAGCTGGCGAGAATCAGCAGGGCGATGGACAGGCGGTTCATGATCTCAGTGCTTCACGGAGATAGCGGCCTGAAGGAGGTCCGCCAGGTTGGGCGCTTCGCCCGTCTCCTCCGGTTCGTTGCGCTTCAGGAAGGCGCACTGGTGGTCCCGGAGGTAAGTGGCATCCAGCTCCCACTGGCCCAGCTCCGCACCCGGGAGCCCGGAGGCTTCGAGGAGCGTGCCCCAGGCGTTCTTCAGCAGCTCCGCGTACTCCCGGCCCATGCCTTCGAGACGGTCCTGAAACTCCTTCTGGAGGGCTTCGCGGCGGGCGTGCGCTTCGAGGTGGAGTTGGTGAACGGTGCGGGCGGCTTCGAGGGCGTCCCCGCGCAGGTTGATGGTTTGGTTCTTGATCACAGGGGTTCTCCGGTCAGTTGTTCGCCCAAGGACACGATGGCGTCCATCAGGAAGTTTTGCATGCTGCGCTCACAATCGCGCAGGTGGTGACGGAGGTGAAGGAACTCCTCAATCAGGGTCCCTGCCAGCATCTTCGTCCCCATCATCAGCACCCGCTTGCTGACATAGATCGTCTCCTCATGGGCACGGCCCAGGACTTCTTCGCCCAGGAACTCGCTGACCACAATCGGGTAGTCCGCCACGGGATAGCCGATGCGTGCGCAGAAGTCCTTGGCGCGGTCCAAGCGTGCCTGCTCCAGGCGGGGGAGTTCCACCGGCGCGGTTTCGTGGAGCTGGTCCCGCATCCAGATGCGGCAGGACTCCATCGCACTGCGGCTCAGTGACGGGTCGAAGGCCCGGGCAAGCCGGGACACGGTGCCCAAGAAGGTCTTGCTGGGCAGTACCCCGTCGAAGCTGAGGGCGTGCTCATAGGACCCTTGCGGAGCCGTCACGGCGCGGTGGATCACGTTCGCGTCCTCCGCTTCCATCAGCGCACGCTTCACGGCGGTGTCGATGTCCCAGCTGTACTTGATCGTGCGGTCCTCCGTCAGGTCCACCTTCTTCTGGATGTTGTAGGTGAACATCGAAGGGGAGCTGAGGCGGTAGGCACGCACCCCGCGATAGTACACGAAGTTGGAGCGGCCAGGGTGGACCTTCACGCCTTCATGGACCAGGAACGGCTCCGTGTTCAGTACCGTCTCCGAGCGGTTGGACCACGCATCCATGAAGCGGTCCCCGCTCACCACAATCATAGTCTCCCCGGCGGCGGGCTCCGGCACTTCGGAAGTCTCGAAGGCTTCCCCCGCTTCGTCCAGGCAGTTGCAGTAGAGTTCGCGGAAGGCTTGCCACATCTCCCAAGTCTTGCCCAGCTCAGTCGTGAAGCCCAGGCGCTTCGCGTTCATCGTCACGAACTCGAAGTTGTCCACGCGGACCTTCTCCCGCTTCACCCCGAAGTGCATGGGCTTCGTCCCGGCGTAGATGGAGATGGTGCAGCCTTCGCGGAGGAGGATGGCAATGGCGTACTTCAGGCCCGTGCCGAAGAAGCCGATGGCCCCGGCGTTCTCCTTCGAGGACACCCCGAAGGTGGTGATGCTTTTCGGGTCGATGACGCCCTTGTTGCGGAATACAATGTTGGTCATGTTGAGCTCCATTTCTGAGGTTGATGAAAATTGATGATCACTGGACCCAAACGCGGTCGAAGCGTTCGGGGAGTTTGTTGCAGCTTCCGGTCTTGCCGTCCGCGTACACGACACGCACGCATTCACCGGAGGCGTTGCTGACTTCGACTTCGGGCATGTTCGCAAAGTCCCACGCCACGTAGAAGATCGCAGCCAGGATGATCAGGCCCAGGAATCCCTTGAGCAAGAACTCAGCAAAGTTCATCAGCATCCCACGCATGGCCCCGAAGGCGGTTGACCTCGAACTCGAAGCGGAGCGGAAAAGCCTGCGTGAGCCATCGCGCAACGTCCCGTGGTTGGAGGTTGCCGGGGAGAGGATTGCCCGTAATGCGTTGATGCGCTTTTTGAAGTTCGTCATGTGTCAGCTCCTGTCCAAGGTTGAAGATCGGTTTCTGGTCGGTCAAAATGACCTCCTGCGAAGAAGTATAGTGCCATTCACCCGAAGAAGTAAACTGGCAACGAAAATAATTACACGCCCAGGGCCATCCGGATTTCCCGGCGGACCTGAAGGCGGGCGTTGAGGGCGGCGCGATGATCGGAGGAGGAGACGGAGCAGGTGACCATACAGGACTTGCCACGCACTACAAAGCGGACCTTGTAGTGGCGGCGTCCCTTCTCCACCGTGTGTACAATCCCGGCTTCCTTCAGCTCCTTCACGGTGGCGTCCAAGGTCGTGCTCACGCGGGGCTCCTCAGAACGGGGGTGCGTTCTTCTTGTTGGGCTGATGCGGCTCCAGTTCGTTCTGCTGGGCCTCCACCTTGGGCCACTGGAACGGTCCGCCCATGTTCCGGTCCCAGAACTCCCGGACCTCCGACAGGGAGGGTAGGTGGTACACATACACCCGCTTCTTGATCAGGACCTCGAAGCCGTGCTCATTGATCCAGGGCACGTCCATCATCTCCTGACGTGAGAGGAGCTTGTTGGGCGGGAAGGCCCGGGACATGAACTTGCCGAAGCCGGTGAGGGACATCCGGAAGTTGCGGCCCTGGTCTTTCAGGTCGTTGATGTAGTCCTGGTACAGGCTTTCCTTCACCACGCGGCCCTTCCAGTCCTGGTCGGTCTTGAGCATCCGGCCTTCCCACAGCTTTTCGTACATCCACTGCGTCTCCGGGGCCATGCTCATAATCTTCTGGTCCTGCAGGGCGTCCGTCTGGGGGACCTGGCGAACCTCGAAGGCGCTCAGGTCATAGGTCATCAGGTAGTGCAGCAAGTTCTCTAACCCGCCATCGTCCAGTTCGTCCTTGATGCGCTTGAAATAGCCGTGATCTTGCTTCTTCCCGTCCCCCACCTCCATGACAAAGAACCGGCGTTCATCCAGGCCAGCGGGCACCACCCAGTCCTCGTTGGACGCCAGAATCAAGTGGACGTAGTTGGGCGCGGCTTCCGCGTCCACGCCCTTGCCTTCGATGACCAGGTGCTCCTCCGTGATCAGGGTCTTGAGCACTGACTCGTGCTTCTTGTCCCCGGCGAAGAATGCCTCATCACCGAACAGCAGGACCGTGTCCCGGAGGTGGGCGTTGAAGGAGCCCACGAGGTGCTTCGAGTCCGACACCTGCAGGTAATGACGCCCAAACATCGCACCGAGAATCTTGGCAAAGAAGGACTTGCCCGTGCCCCGCTTCCCGCGAAGAACCACGGCCACTTCCCCGGGTCCGTCCGGGTGCTGAATCATTCGAGCCATCCAGCCCACAAGGTACTGGAAGTGCTCCGGGTTCCCGGAGCAGACGTTGTCGCGCACGTGGAGCAGAAAGGACTCGTGCTTGCTCCCCGGGAGGGAGTTGCACGCGAAGCCCCGCCAGAGGTTGTAGGCGTCCTCCGTCTCCCGGCCCGGGGCGAACAGGATTGTCTCATATTGGCGGCGCTTCGGGTGATCAATCCAGAAGGCTCCTGCGGCCTTCTCGATGGGCTGACCGTTGTCCGAGTGCCCAACCACTACCTTGATGTGGCGGTAGCGGTTCCGGAAGTCCTCGAAGGACTGCTTGCTGATCTTGGTCCGGTTCAGGGACAGGTCCATCACCTCCGAGATAATGCGGCACTTGCCCCCGATGTCGCTGATCACGGCGTGCTTCTCGTTGAGCATCCGCAGCATGGGGTCAACGGCCTCCTCCTGCGCACGTTCGATCTGGCGCAGTGCATAGCCCTCCCAGTTCGGTTTATCGCGCACGCTGGTGGCGATTTCGTTGGAGCCGGTGATCACCGCAAATATCATCTCCGGCGGTACGTCCGCCCGGACCAGATCACAGCAAACTCTGAACAGGGCTTCGGAGCGGGAGGCGTACTTGGTGGGGTCCAGCGGGTCCTGCCCAGTAGCAATCAGCGCCAGCGTGTGGTCACTGATCGCCTTGTTGTGTTCCTGGGCCCATTCCTTCAGTTCGTCCGTCCCGATGTCCGGGACGTTGCCCGTGATCTTCACCTTCGGACGGCCTCCGCCCGCCAGCCCCTGCTCAGACATCTGAACACGGGGGGCGGGGGTGAATTGTTCAATCGGGTAACTGACGTTGTTCCACTCGATCAGGACGGCCAGCGCGGGCCAACGGCCCTTCTTGCGCTTCTTGAGCGTGGGCATGTTGATCGTGCCCGGGAGGCGCATGATGCGGTCCACGTTGTGGCAGTGGTCCGCCTGAAACACCTTCTCCAGCTGGATGTTGTACGCTTCCAGCTCCTGGGCCTTGGCAATGCTGCCGTTGATCTCCAACTTCTCCGAAGGCGACAGCCTCCAAAAGCCCTGAAAGCCACCGCCGGAGTCCACGATGGCCGTGGGCTTGGGGGTGTAGTTCTGAAGCATCTTCAGGGCGCGTGTTCGCTCCTCCTCGATTTCCTCCCCGGCACGCGGGTCGATGTCCACGTGGAGCCATTCGAGTCGGGCGATGTCCTCCTTGGAGGCTTTCACGTCCATTGCCCGTCGAACCGGGTTGACGTGGAAGTACACGTTGCGCTTGCCCTGTTGTTCCTCAATCCACTCAGCGGCCTTCTGCCACTTGTCGGGGGTGAATGTCAGGGTTTCGGTCTTGCCGTCCGGGATGATCGCAGTGAGAACCCAAGGCCCCTCCGGGCACCACTTCTTCAAGAAGCTGATTGCAGCCTTCGTGTCGTGTTCCGGGAGGGGGCGGGGTTTCGTGAATTCTTCACCAAAACGATTCATGCCTGGGTCTCCCAATAGCCCTTCAGGCGGTCAATGGAGGCTTCGCCCAACTCCATCTTCATGACCCACAGGCGGGTCATCCCGATAGCGGCTGCGACTTCCCGCTGAGTCATACCGGCGCGGCGGCGGCGCAGCAGGCAGACTTCGTGCGGCTTCATATGTCCCGCGTTGTAGTGCGGTACGTCCTCCGGGCGTTCGTCCGTCTCCCAGGCCCGGTAGGTGTCCACGTGCACTCCGTAGCGGGCAGCGGCCTGCAACTGGTTCTCCGCCTTGCGGCGGCGCTCCAGCAGTAGGCTTTCGCCCCGGGTCGGTTTCAGTTCAGCAGCCATGTACAAATCTCCTCAGTTTTGGGCTTGCGGGTCCATCGGGCCACGCATGCCGCGTAAAGTTTCTGTTGTTCGACTTGCCCAAGGACACCGGCGGCAACCGCCCCGTCGAACAACAACCATTCATTCTCCCCCACCTTCAGAAGGAGGAAGGCCCGCCCACCGGCGTGCCTTCGCTTCGTGAGCCAGACTTTTTGCTGTTGAGTGAAGTGGTCCACGCGGAGCGGTCCGCCCATCGGGGGCCACCGCTCCGCGTACTTCAATTCAATCCAGCCCCCGGTGTAGTTCACATCCGGGGTTCCGGGCACGATGGGGTTCTCAACCCGTACCGGGTCCAGCTTCTTCAGCATCGGTCGGATTGCGTCCCACATCGCGGCTTCAGACATCTGCCCAGCTCACTTTCACGTTGTAGCGGCGGGCGATTTCCAACGATTGGTCAATCAACCCATTCCACTGGTCCACCCACTTCGGGTCCCGGCCCTCGAATTGGATGGGCGGGAACACGACACGGGTCACTCCGGCCTTCGCGGCAGCTTCCAAGCAGTTCGGGCAGCAGGGAAAAGAAGTATAGAACGTGAACCTCTGTGCAGTCTCCCCCTCAAGGAACTTCAGCGCGTTGATTTCAGCGTGAACCACGTGTTGGTACTTGTACTCACGATCAGCGTACAGCTCCGGGTGATCATCGTGCCCCGGCGGGAAGCCGTTGAACCCGGTGGACGCCACGGAGTTGTTTGGACGGACCAGGACGGCCCCCACCTTCGTGGACGGGTCCTTGCTCCAAGTGGCCACTTCCTTCGCCAGCGCGATGTAGCGGCGGTCCCACTTCGCTTGGCGCGTGCTCACAGCAACTCCTTCTTAAGGGTTTGTATGCGATCAGGAACCAATTCGGAATACTCCGGATTCAATTCAATTATCAGTGAATCCCTGCCCAAGGCTTCTGCCACTCCTGCGACAGTGCCGGAGCCCCCAAAGGGGTCCAAGATAATTCCTCCTTTTGGACTACCTGCAAGGATTGCCGGAAGGACTAGCCCGGCGGGGAATGTTGCAAAATGACCTCCCTTGTAGGGCTTGGCAGCCAATTCCCAAACGCTTCTGCGGTTTCTTCTTGAAACCCCATTGCGAGCAGGCTCCTGAAAGGCATCATAGTCAAAATAGTACCGCTCCGACTTGCTGAACATGAAAAGATACTCATGAGCTTTTGTTGCGCGGTCTTTGACACTTTCCGGCATAGGGTTGGGCTTGGACCAGATTATGTCTTGTCTAAGATACCAACCATCGTCAGATAGGGCCAGGGCCAGGCGCCAAGGTATGCCCAGCAGTTCCTTCGGCTTCGCTGTTGGGTCAGTGGGCCTCACCCAATCTTTTTGTAGGGCAGAGGCTCGCAACGTCTGTTGTTTTAAGCCCTGTGTTGCCCCGTGACCTTTTCTTCCAGCAGCGTTGTAGCTGTCTGCTATGTTGAGCCACAAAGTTCCGGCGGGCTTTAATACCCGGCGGACTTCGCGGAAAACTTCAACCATGCCCGCCACGTACTCCTCACGGTTTGTTTCCAGTCCCATTTGACGGTCATTTCCGTAGTCTCTCAACCCAAAGTAGGGGGGAGAGGTAACGACGCAATCCACGTGATTGTCGGGAACGGTTTTCAGAATGTCCCTACAGTCCCCGATCAGCAGAGAATAGCTCATATCAAGCCCTTCTCGTTGGCAATCCACTCCGTCACCGTCAGGGTCACCGACTTCGGACCCTTCACCACGTTGCGGACCTGTGACTTGGGCATCCAGATTTCGGCCTCACCCCCGTGGTCGATCAGCAGGGCCTTCTCCGTCTCCCGCTTCACCACGCACTCGATTTCTACGGTGTTCTCGTTGCTAGTTCTCATTTAACGCTCCTTCTAAGTCTTGCTGTTTCAAGTTTTGCCAGCATCCGCTGGCGGTATTCGGGGTCAGCCCACTGTCGCTGTGCGCTTTCGCGGCGCTTCTCCCGATAGGCGTCTGAGTTGTAACCCGCATTGGGGTCCTTCCTCAGTCGCTTATGGGTTTCACTTTGTTTCTGACGGTACTCCGGTTGATTGAATCCTGACCCGGGGTCTGCCCAGACGGACTTCCGGGCGGCGCTCAAGACACCCCGTGTTTCTTCCGAAGGTACAATGCCCTCACCCCCAGCGGTCAGGTTGTACCCGTGAGGGTCCATGGTCCCTCGTTCCCGGATGTGATGGGCCTCCCGTTCATTCAACATCTCCGTACAACATACCTCAATCACCTCGAAGCGGAAGGCCCCCACCCCGTGCTTACCCAAGGCGGCGTTCAGCTTTGGGCAACTGGAGCCCAAGCGGTGATCGTTCCACCGCTTCTCAATGTTCCGAGATTGCCCCACGTAGGCTTTCCCGGAATCACGGTGGGTGATCAGGTAGATGCCGCAGGTCATCCCTCAAACCCCATGGAATGTCCCCAGCTTCTCCCCACCTCCACGTCAACTTTTGAAGGAAGTTCGAGGGGCGTGCAGGTACGCATGATGTGGGCGGCTTGTTCGGCTTCCTCCTTCGACTTCACGCTGAATGCGATCTCATCGTGGACCTGAATGATGATGTCGAACCCGGCGGCATCGCAGGCCACCATTGCCATCTTCGTCTGATCAGCGGAGGAGCCCTGGATCAGGCGGTTCAGGCCCTTGTGCGTCCAGTCGAAGTTCCCGTCATTGTCCTTCGGGAAGCGGCAGCGGCGTCCGGAGACGGTGACGATGTGGCCCACGGCCTTCGCACGGGCTTCGCAAGCCTTCGCCAGCTTCTTGATGAAGGGCACCTTGCGGTCGAACGTGTCCAGGAGGGCCTGACCCTCCGGCCCAGCGGCTTCCCACCGGCGGGCTCCCTGCTCCGCCAACCGGATACCCTCCGGGCTGTTCGCGTCGAAGGTCTGGCCCCGGGGTCCGCGCACCGCCATCATCGTGGGCAGGCCCAGCTTCCGGCACATCTTCGCCCCGCCCATACCGTAGGACAGGCCCAGGTAAATCTCCTTGGCGTCCTTGCGCTTGATGCCGGCCATATCCGCCATCATCTGGTGGTTGTCAGTCGTGGGGTCATCCCGGTAGCGGTCCCGGGCTTCAATCGCCTTCTCCCAGGCGTTCTGCCCAATCAGGTCCCGGGCCAGCGCGGCATAGTGCACCGCCATCCGGGGCTCCTGCTGCGAATAGTCGTTGGACGCCCACATCTCACCCTCCTCCGGGAGGTAGATGGCACGCCACATCGTTGCGAACTCATCGCGGGCGGGCTGCTGCTGGAGGTTCGGGTGCTCGCAGGACAACCGGCCATAAGCGGCCCCGGCGGTCCCGTCTGCCTCATCGTCCTTTTGACGGCGGAGTTGGTTGAAGGTACAGTGGAGCCGTCCGTTGATCAGGTGGTCCCGGACGGACTGCCCGAAGGTCGTGCGCAGCTTGTTCACCTTCCGGGCACGTTCCAGGGCATGGGCCACCGGGTGGTCGATGCCCGCCAGCAGTTCCTTGTCGATGTTGGGCTTGCCCTGGGAGGTCTTTTTGAGCTTGATGCCAATATATTCAAGGGCGGGCGCAATCGTCTCCGGCTTCCAGACATCGCCCACGTTCACGCGAACTCCGGTGTGGTGATGAACCGCCTTCAGGGCTTCCGTCTCCTGGGCCAGCGCCCACTTCTCAATCATGTCCAGTCGGTCCAGGTCAATCCGGACGCCCCGGCGGCGCAGCTTCGTCAGCACCGGGAGCAGGCGGGACTCCAGGTCATAGACGCCCCAAAGGTTCTGCTCATCAATCTCCCGCTCCTGACGGCGGAGGATGTTCAGCGGCAGGCGGGTGTCCTCCTCCGCGTAGGGCCCAACGAACCGGGCGGGCAGCTTCCACATGTCCTTCTTCGGGTCAATCTTGTAGTCCAGCGCGGCTTCCTTGAGCAGCTGCTCATTCTTGCCGTCGAAGCCCCAACGGGAGGCAATCGACTGCATGCTGTAGCTGTCATACAACTCGCAAATCAGCGGGTCCGCAATCTGGATGTCCCGGAAGAAGCGGGCGGACTTGTACTCAATGCCGTCCCCGGCCAGGTAGTCCAAGTCATACGGGAGGTTGGCCCCCACGATGTCGCCCTTGAACACGGCGGCTTGATCGCGGAGGTAGCGCAGCACTTGATCCACGGGGAGGTTGTCCCCGCCTTCGTGTCGCATCGGCAGGTAGAACCCCGGCCCGTCCTCAATCGTGAAGCTCACCCCGGTGATGTAGCTGTTCGGGCGGCGTCCCGCTCCGGGTCCGAGTTTGCGCAGGTCCGGGTCCCGGGTTTCGCAGTCCACGGCGATGCGCTTGGCGTCCGCCCAAGAGGGCAGCGTGTTCAGCTCCGGCGGCTTCCAGTTGCTGTGGGCGGTCATGAACAGAGGTTGTTGCATCAACGGACCTCCTCGATCATCTCACGCAGCAGTTCGAGGGCGCGGGTCAGCTCCGGGTCCGCTTCCCAGAACGTCAGGATGCGCACGAACTCCGCTTCATTGGTGGTCAGTCCGTTCGACTCCACGAAGTCCTCGAAGCTGAGGACCATCGGAGCCGTCCGGGGCGGCAGGTAGCCGTTGCGGTGAAGGTCCTGAACCTTCTCCACGTAGTGCACCGCCTTCTCCAGGTCCTGAAGCGGGCTTTCATGCTTCTTGCGGTTGCGCGTTGCGTACTTGGTCGCACAACCTTCGGTGTAGCGGAGCCCGTTCAGCTCCACGTAGTCCCAGTGTTGGACCTTCGAGCGGTAATGGTCACCGCCCACTTGTTTTTCGTTCACGTTCATCGTTCAGCTCCTTGGTAAGTTCTCGAACCCGGCGGACTTGGGCCTGGTACAGGTAGGCCAGCGGCCCTCCGTCCGGGCTCATCAGGTATTTGTGCGCCTTGAGCAGGTGGTCCGCAAGGTCCTCCACCCGCTCATGGGCGCAGTAGCTCAGGCAGGGGTCCTCCGCCCAATCACGCTCCAGCTTGCGCAAGTCCATCGGCAACTTCCTCGAAGAAGTCGGACAGGCGCTTGTGAGGGGCGTTGCGCAATGCTGCGTAGAGCTGCGCGGCAATCGCGGGCAGGCTACCCTCCAGCTGGCGCTTCTCCGTCACCTTCTCGCATGCGCGGCGCATCGGCGTGACGGCGGCGTTGCCCAGGGCTTCTTCCTCCCGGCACCACAGCCACAGTTCGAGGGTGTCCACGGCCTTCAACCACGCTTGTTCGAGTTCCGTGAGTTCCGGGAACAGGCCCAGGCGCTTCAGCAGCTCCGTCTCCGCCCGCTCATAGACTTCGCCCAGCTCCGTGTTGTCCCACTTCGCGGGGGCGGGTACGTCCCCCAACCAGCGTTCCGCCACGTCATGCCACTGGACGGCCTTGATCAGCTTCAGGGAGGGCTTCGGGTGAAGCAACAGCAGGAGGCTCACCGCCCCGTAGCTGTGTTGGGCGATGTTGTACTGACCGTGGTGAGGGACGATATGACACCGGCGGACGGTCCCGGCTTCCCGGGTAGCTGCGAGGCGCGTCAGAAGCGGGCGCTGAACCCGCTCCCGGGCAGCTTCCGCTTCCACTTCCTCGTCACGGATTCTGGATGCTATGCTGCCCATGATCACGCTCCTGTACCGTAGTCCACGCCATCGTCCTGCGCACGGGCCTTGCGGGCTTCGTGCGCGGCGCGGCGGCGCTCAATCCACTCGATTGCGGCCAACCTCCAATCGGAAGCGGCCACCCGTCCGAGGGCGTCCATTGCCCCGTCGAAGTCCTTGGCCTTGTAGGCGGCGTGAGCCTGAGACATCGGGATGGCCACCTTGCGGAAGAAGGGGTCACGGAAGCCCAAGGCATCCGGCTCCTCCATGAACATCTTCAGCTCCGCGTCCCACTCCTCCCGGGGCAACGACATCAGCGGGAAGGGCTCCACCGCTTCGGCAGCATACGGGTCCGGGGTGGGCGCTCCGGTCAGGGGGTCCGGGGCGTAGTCTGCCAACGGGGAAACCTTCGCCAGCACGTCCTTGTAGGCGTGAAAGTTCGCGGACACTTGACGGTACACGCCCTGCGGGACGCCCACGGAGCGGGCCACGTACTCGTGGAGGTAGCTGAAGTGCACGGCGTTGGCACCGTAGGCTCCCCACACCAGATCGTTCGAGCGGTTGGTGACCATCATGTCCAGGCGTCCGTCCGATGAGACTTGAAACACGGCCTGAAGGTTGCACGGGAGGTCCTTGCCAGAGCGGCCCAAGTCAGCATCCGCGTCCCACATCGACAGGACCTGGCGGCGGTCATCCGGGTTCGCCTTCAGGGCGTTGATGATCTTGGGCAATTGGTCATCGAAGAAGAAGTTGCGCCAGCGGAAGCCGTAAGCCCCGTGGAACACCTTGCCATCGTCCGAGTAGGTGCGCATGCGCTCCACGTAGCGGGCCACGAACTCCACATCACGGCGTCCCGCCAGCATCCAGAGGCTTTCCACCAGGTGGAAGAACGGGTTGCAATCCCGCTCCGCCCAGAACATCACCCGCTCCGCAGGGCGGAGGTACACCGTGGTCACCGGCTCCGGGAACATGCGCACGGGACCGTTGCGGCTTTCACGCTCCACGCCTTCGTTGTTGAGCTGATACAAGGCTTCGGGAAGGGCCTGTTGTACGTTGCGTGCTTTGATGACTTTCATTTCGCTTCCTTGAAGGACAAGCCCAGGCGGGCGTTCAGGTCTTTGATCGGCAGGGCGGGCAAGTACCGGCCTGTGTCGGTTTGTTGAAACTGCTTCACGAAGGGTTCGACCTCCGGCCAGACTTCGATCAGCTTCTTGACCGTGGTCACGCTGCCCAGGATGGCTTGGGCGGAGGACTTCGCACCGGACTTCTCCAGGCTCAGGGCGTCCTTTGCCTTGCGGAAGGCGGCGTGACGAACGGACAACGGGTGCTTGTCGTCATAGACCCGGGCGGCGTTGGCTTGGTGGGCGCAGGACAGCATCCGGTTCTCACCGAAGTACACGCGGGTGAAGTCTCCCCCGAAGGACACGCACACGTCATCGTCCACGGGAAGGAAGCCGGAGGGCAGGGCCTTCATTTTCTTCTGAACGTCCTCCGGGTACAGGTCCTGGTACACGGCGTCACCCAGGGCGAACCATTCCTTGTCCAGTGCCTTTTCGCGTTCATCGAAGGCGTGCGAGAGGAGGCTGCTGATCACAGTCTCCTTGATGTAGTTGCTCAAGCGTACAGTTGCCATTTCAATTCTCCCGTTAAATCTTGGTTGCCTTGCGCCAGTCATACTTGCTGCGCATCTTGCCTTCGCCCAGCTTCACCCGTTCGTACTTGTCGAACTCGCAAAGGCAGTGCTCAATGTCGCGCATCTCGAAGCGGGGGAACGTATCCTCACCACCATCCAGACGCGGCCCGAAGGTCTGCGTGAATCCCGGCTCCGCCCAGTCGTTCAGATCGTTCATCAAGTCGAACATCTCCCGGTTGGTCACTTCCGGCTTCGGCTTCGCTCCGAGGTCCCGCCCGTGGAGGCGGTTCAGCCCCCGAATAGCTCCCGGACCGGCGTTGGCCCATGAGTAAATGTCCGGGGCTTCGTTCAGGTAGCGGGTGTGGCGGAGGTCCGTGACCACTTCATAGGCCATGAACGGTCCCCAACCGATGTAGCGGGGCTCCTGAAACACCTTCCAGACCTGCTCCAGGGAGGCTTGGCGCTTGCCTTCAAGGACTTCCACGAAGGCGGCACGGTCCTCCCACAGACGCCCAATCACGATTTCCGCGATGTAGCGGTGCTTGCTCCAGCTGTACCACTCCTTGGACTGATCGGACTCCGCCCTGATCATGTACGCTCCGGTGTACACCTTGTCCCCGAAGGATGCCTTGGCTGCGAGGACTTCCGAGACGTTCGAGGGCGTGAAGTCCTCGTGGCTGGGCCAGGCCCCGGGCGCTTCGATCAACGTGGCCAGGGTATCGGGCCAATTGATATAGCGGGCCAACGCCAGCATGAGCCAAAGGTGTTCGTGTCCGGCGTAAGGCTTGCGGATGTTCTCCTCAATCCAGATCGTCACGGTGTCCAGTTCGCGGAACACGTTGCAGAAGCGGCCCCCGGCCAGGATGGGGTCAGCCGTCCAGGGTCCGGGTTGACCGGCCTTGCGCTTCAGGTAGATGTCGTGCCGCTCCTTGATGAAGGCGGCGAACTCGTCAATGCGAGGAGTTGTCATGATGGTCAATTCCTCAGATGATTGCGAGAAGGGCGGCGCGGGCGTCCTGCCACGGAAGGTCCAGCACGGTTTCCTTGTCGGCCAGGGCCTTGTCGCGGACCCGGGCGATGGTGCGGTGCTTGTCAGCCACCTGGTCCTCCTTGATGGGCTTGCCTCCGTTGCGCACCTGGATGCGTTCAAGGCAGGTCTGGAGCGGAGTGTCCAGGAATGCCCAAGTCATCCCTCCGTTGGCTTTCGACCACTCCTGCCACGGTCCGTAGATGGTACTGACCACCACGCCCTCGAACAGGACGGCCTTCACCTCCGGGTCCTTGCCCACGAACTCAACCACGGCCTTCGCGGCGGCTTGGGTCTTGATGCGGTCCAGGCCAGCGGTGGTAGAACCGGCGGCGGCGGGCGTGTAGTCCCCGATGATGGCGATGCCGCCGGGGCAGTAGGTGACCGGGATGGGCTTGTGGAGTTCGCCCATGTTCACGTTCGAGACGCGGCACAGGGGGTCGGTTGCGAGGCTTCGCAACAGGGTAGTCTTGCCGGAGCCGTTACAGCCCCGCACGTTGATGTATTTCATCTTGGTTCTCCGTTTCTGAGTTGAATGTGGGCGGAGCCGGAGCCCCGCCCGGGGGACTTACTGCTGGACCACCACCTTGATGGCTTCCAGCTTCTTCTTGATGCGGTCAGGCTGATCAGCGTCAGGCCCAGCCACGTACTTGAAGTCAGGGGCGCGAAGGGCGCGGGCGGCTCCGAACACTTCCGAGCCGCAACGGCCCTTCAGCTTGTCTTCCGGTTTCGCATCGTCCGGTGCGCAATACAAACAGCCCGAAGGGGCGCAGGCTTTCACCTCCTCGAAGTTCTCTGACAGGTCCTTCCGCGTGAACATCGGAACCTTCTGGCCGTGGCACTGATCGGCGGTCGTGAACTGACGGCCCACGCTTTGCCAACCACCTCCGCCTTCGCCCTTCGCGTACTCATAGCACGTGGCGTAAGTCATGCCCAGTTCGGTGGCCCACTTCTGGTACATCGCATGAGCCTCCAAGCGGTAGGCTTGGGCAATCGTGCGCTGCGCACCGGCCTGGTTCTCCGTGAACAGGGCTTGGAACTTCCCGGCCCGCTCCGCTCCGAACCGCTTGTGAAGGCGCTCCACCATCGCGGGAGCCCAGCTGTAACCGGCCTCCACGAACTTGACGATGACGTGGTTGTTGCCGACTTCCGCCAGACGCTCAAACAACCGGCGGATGTCCTCGTGGGAGGTAATCCCGGGCACCACCGGATTCACCTGAATCGAAGTGTAGATGCCTTGGTTGCGCAGCTCACGGATTTCGTCCAGGTGCGCCTGAAGGGAGATAGCCCCGGGCGACAACTTGTGCCAGTCCGCATCGTTGCCCGTGTTCAAGGACTTCTGGGCATAGCTGAAGGGGTTTTGCTTCAGAAGGTCGAAGGCCCAATCAGGGTAGTGGAGGCGGGACAGGAAGAACACCGGCAGGCCCAAGCGCACGAACTCCTCCGCACCGCGTTGGGTGTTGTGGTACACCTCCTCAATCGGCAGGAACGGGTCCGTGAAGCTGGAGAAGTAACCGGCGGCGGAGGTGTGGACCTTGGACAGCTGGTTGCGGACCTGCTCCCCGTAGTTCATCGGCACGCTGATCAGGCCAGAGCCCCGATAACCCCGGAACCCGCTGTTGACATAGCAGAAGGCGCAACCCACGGTGCAATACCCGCCATAAGGCTCCGTCAGGATAGCTTCCGAGAAGCAAGGACGCGGACGGCTCCCCTGCTTGTCGTTGTGCTTGTCCTGGTACCAACCTTGCAGCGGCTTCGCGTTCGGAATGCGCAGGTGCGGCACGTAGGTCTTGTCATTGAATCCGAGGTACACCTTGACCTCCTTCTTGGACTCATCGGGGGCGTTGCGGACCATGCCAACCTTCGCCATGCGGAACTTCGCACGCATGCCGGTCAGCGGGTCATCCTCCTCCTCGATTGGGCCCAGGAACTCACGCTGGTTCGGGTCCGGGCGCATGAAATACTTGTAAGCCTCCTGGGCTTCTTCGCCTGTGTTCTCCTCCAGCCATTTGCTGTGGTCGTGTTCGCTTTGCATCGTCTGATTCTCCGGTAGTGTGTGAAAAAGTATAGGGGGTGAGGGGGAAGAAGTAAAGTGAACCAATCATTTATCGTTTGGCTCCTCCCGCTTCTTCCGCCAGCGTTCTTTGGCGGCTTCGGACATCTTCCGCCGGTGCTCCTCCGTGAACACGCGGCCCTTCATGCGTTCGGAGTGCTCCCGGCGCTGGGCTTCGTCCCGGGGGCGTCCCTTCGGATAGCCCATGGCGTCAGTCCCCAATGTTCCAGAACACGATGGGCTTGTGAGCCAACGGCTCCAAGTTCTCCGGCTGTTGAAGCCAGTTCCACGCCTTCTGGTCATAGTAGGGGTTGCACGGGAACGGAACGGACACGCTGCTGGGCGCGGCGTCAGCGTAGTTGTAGCCCTCATCCACGAAGCGGACCCGCTCCGTCAGCTGAATCCCGGCGGCACGTTCGATGTATGCGCGGGTGGAGTCCTGACTGCGGGAGTACCCCATGTTGAGAATGACGTCATACCCGTCCAGGATACCGGCCTGCTTGAAGCCCAGGAGGACCCCGGCGGCAACCGTCCCGGAGCTGATGGACAGAATCAGGGTGCCTTCGCCCGGGAGGTCCGGGGCGGTGCGCAGGGCTTCTGCGGCGTTCTCCGTGATCGACTCCGGCAGCTTCAGGGCGTTGGGCATCAGGTAGCCGTTCTGGTAGCCCTCCATCAGGCGCTTGCGCGCTCCGTGGTACAGGACTGCGGAGCGGCCCGCCGGAAGGTCCACCAGGTCCGCTCCGAGCTGGCGGGCACGCTGCTGCTGAATGCGCGGGGCGTCCGCGTTCCCGTCCTTCTTGTAGCGGGGCCAGAAGTCCACGCACTTGCGTCCGAGGTGGTTGCAAACGTAGGCCACCGCGTGTCCGGCCTTCGAGTGGTACGTGTCCAGGACCCCGATGACCTGCTCAGGGCGGTTCTTGATATGGGCCACCACCCCGCGTATCTTGCTGAAGGACGGACCGGGCAGCGGGGCGCAAAGGTCCTCACGCTTGACGATGACGGAGACGCCCCGGAGGTCGTGGACTTCGAGCGGTGTGTTGTTGACGATCATGATTGCTCCTTGGGCATGTGGTGGAGGAAGGCGCGGGCGGCGGGGCACGAAGCGGCCCAGGGTTCGAGTCCGGTGTTGATCTCCCGGATGTCGTTCCAGATCGGGTAGTGACCATTCATGTGCGACTTCCACTTGCACAGAACCGTCTCCACCTCCTGGATGTTGATTGGGCGGTCGGACAGGGGCGGGGCTTCGAGGTCCCGGAAGTGCCCAATCAGGTACTCCGCCACCCCGTTCAGGATGACCTCCCGCTTGGGCTTCGCGTTCTCCGGGTACTTGTGGCCCTGACGGAGCTGCCACAGCACCATCGCGGCCTTCTCCGGGTCCTTGAACATGAACACGGCGGCGTTGTCGAAGTCCACCGGGACCTCCATCACGCGGTCCATCATGTCCGCAATCTTGAACCCAATCCATGGTCCGAAGCCGTTGTGCTCCTGAGCACGCTGCGAGACGGTCCGGAAGGGCAGGCGCTCATCCTCCGTTGCCCTTGCGCCCACGTACAGGGCGAAGTTCTCCGGGCGGTCCCCGTACCGCTTCTGGAGGGACGATACAGAGTTGACCGCAATTGCTGCGCGGAAGTGGCGGCGCTCATGTCCCCGTGGCCATCGTCCGCCCACGGGGGTTTCGTTCGCGTTCTCCGCTGCGATCATCATCCAGTGCCAGAACTCCTCCCCCTCCTTCTCGCTGAGGAAGGACGCAACGGCGGCGCTGTAGTAACACCAATATGCGACCATCCAGCGGCAGAGCTGGGGGATGGAGAAGTCACCGGCCTTCTCCGCCTTCACCAAGGCGATGTAAATGGGGTCCAGGTCCCCGGAGGTGATCAGTTGTCGCCCAAAGGACTCGATGTCCAGGCGTGGGTAGTTTCTGCTCATTGTACAAGTCTCACAAGAATGATTTGCTAATTTTCCCGCTCAGGTCCTTCAGGATTTCCCAATCTGAGAATTGGGCACTGAAGGAAGGACTCATGCGGACTTCTTTGTTCACATGAATACGGGAGTGGACGGTGAGCCACTTGCTGTCCCCGTCCTCCGTGATCACAACGTGAATCCAGGGCGGGAGCTTTGAGGGCTCCATCCTGTACCCACGTTCTGCCGGATACTCAACCCGGCAGAGCAGGTAGTCATAGGTGCGCTCAACAGCGGCCATAGCCACCTCAGACTTCGAGGCGTGCTTGACGTGCGTCAGCCTTGGCTTTGCCCTTCAGGGGCGTGTGGGCGGGGATGCCCTTTGTACCGGCGGGGAGGACGATGACGAAGCGTTCAGTGCCTTCTTCATCGAACACAGAGCGGACACCATAGCCCTTGAGCTTCATGTCCCAACCGAAGCCGGAGCGCACGGTGGCTTCGGTCCAGGGCTTGTTACCGCCGGACAGGGCGGCAACCAGTTCGTCCATCGTGGCTCCGCCTTCGCGGGACAGGACATCCAGCAGGAGGGCTTGCTTGGAGCCTTCGCGGCAGGGCAGAGGGGCGAAGCCGGGGGCGGCAAGGTTGGTGCCACGGGACTTGGCGGGCTTTTTCACGGGGGTTTCCTTCTTCGAGGGAGCCAGCAGAGCCGTTGCCCAGTTCGAGGACGCAACCGGAGCGGTCACCACTTCTTCGACTTCTTCAACAACCTTGTCAGCTGCGGTTTCGACCGGGAGCTGTTGGAGCAACTTCCAGGTACGGCTGACAGCGGACTTCTTGTCAGCGAAGCGGGCCACCGGCTTGCCGGTGTTCAGGGCTTCGGAGACGGCGTTGAACAATTCAACCAAAGCGGAGCCAGACAGGTTGTTCAGGGCGGCTTCGGTGTAGCTGGCGTTGTTGAAAGTGATCGTGGTCATGATGAGCTCCATTTCTGAGGGTTGAGTTCCGGTCCGTTTCGTTCGACCGTGAGAAGAAGTATAGTGCCATTCTTGCGAAAAAGTAAAGTGGACGGCAAAATAATTTCTGGCTCACGGTCGAACCAGGCCCCGGAGGGCCTTCAGGCGTCACTCACACTCACGGCGTCCCGTGGCGGGGTCGATGCGACACTGGCTGGCGGGTTCTTCGGTCTGGGCTTCCCCGGCCTCCGCGTCCTCACTGCCATCATCGTTCACCACCAGGATGCCGGAGCGTTTGCCGCCCAAGCGGAAGGTGGTGCAGCCCTTCGCTCCGCCTTCCCAGGCGCTCACGTACACGTTCTTGAAGTCCTCCCAGGTGATGTCGGAGGGCACGTTGCAGGTCTTGCTCACGGCGGAGTCCACGCGTTGCGCGGCGGTCGTGAGAGCGGCCACGTGTTCCTGGACCGTGACGCGGGAGCAGGCCTTGCCGCGAACTCCGAACACGCGGGCACCGTAGTCCTCCACCGTCTCCACGCGGGGTCCGCTGAACTCCACCACCGTGCGGTCGAAGGAGTATGCGAACACTGGCTCAATGCCGGAGGAGACGTTGTCAGCGCACAAACTGATCGTGCCGGTCGGTGCGATGGAGGTCAGGTGCGAGTTCCGGATGCCGTGTTGGGCGATGGCCTCACGCACGTCCTCCCGGAGGGTCTTGATGAACGCACCCTGCAGGTACTTCTCCTTGTCGAACATCGGGAAGGAGCCCTTGACCTTGGCGATGTGGGCGCTGGCCAGGTAGGACTCATCACGCAACGTGTCGAGCACTTCAGCCTCAAAGCGGAGGAAGCCGGGGGAACCGTACAGGTGGCCCAGGGCTTCGGCAGCGTTGGCCAGGCCGGTAATGCCCAGGCCCATGCGGCGCTTGTCGTGGGCTTCCTTCTTCTGCTGCGGGAGCGGATAGATGGCGCGGTCAACCACGTTGTCCATAGCACGAACCACGTGTGGGATGTCCTCCTTGTACTGCTCCCAGTCGAAGGCGAACTTGCCGGAGCCGTCCTTGACAACGTACTTGGCCAGGTTGAAGGAGCCCAAGAGGCACGCACCGTAGGGCGGGAGCGGTTGCTCACCGCAGGGGTTCGTGGCGGCAATCGTCTCGCAGTACCACAAGTTGTTCATGCGGTTGATCGCGTCGATGAACAGCACCCCGGGTTCCGCCCAATCCCAGGTTCCGCGCATGATCGACTCCCACAGGGCGCGGGCGTCCACTTCGCGGTACACGCGGCCATCGAACCGGAGCGGGAAGGACTTGCCAGCGGCAACGCACTCCATGAACTCATCGGTGATCGCCACGGAGACGTTGAAGCCGGTCAGCTTCAGGGTACTCTGCAGGGAGAAGATCATTTGCTGCTTCTGCGGGCCTTCCGGCATTGCGGCCACCATGTCCCAGAGCGGCTGAACGTCCCGGGCGGGTTGCTTCGCGTGAATGAACTCCTCAATGTCGGGATGGTCCACGCGGAGGACCCCCATTTGTGCACCCCGGCGGTGACCCGAAGAAGCCACGCAGCGGCAGATCGCGTCGAAGATGTGCATGAAGGAGACGGGACCGGAGGAGTGCGAGTGGAGCTTGCGAATCAAGTCACCACGCGGACGGAGGGTGCTGAAGTCATAGCCGATACCCCCGCCCATACGCATCGTTGCGGCGGCTTCGGCAGCGCGGGCCATGATGTGGCCGTCACCGTCCACGAAGCTGTCATTGATCGTGCCGCTGACATAGCAGTTGTACGGGGTCACTTGACGGGTGGAGCCCATCGCGGATTGAATGCGGCCCGCCGGGAGGAAGCGCATGTTGAGCAGGGCGTCCCGGAAGTCCGCAAAGTGGCGGTCATCGTCCTTCAGGGAGGCGGCAATGCGGTTCATCGCTTCGCGGAAGGCTTCGCCCTCCCCGCGATACTTCTGGGCGTGTAATTCTTGTGAGTAGGGGACTTGTGGACCGTGCATGTTGCGCTTCTCCGGGTTGAGTTGTTGAAAAGTTCGTATCATATCGCTGCTCCTGTGTTTTGGGCTACATCATCACCACGTCAATCCGTTCGGCAGCGCGGGTGATTGCGGTGTACAACCACTGGCGGCGGTCCTTCCCGTACCACTCGTCAAACAGCAGGACGTTGTTCCATTGGGAGCCCTGGGACTTGTGAACCGTGAGGGCGTACCCATAGTCAAACTCCTCCGCCTCCTTCTTCTCCCAATACTCCGGCTGATTGCCGTGGAAGTAGTGAGGGTGGGCGGTGAGTTCCACGCGGGTCCCTTCATCGCTTTCGACCTCCATGATCACGTAGTCCCCGTCAAAGATGGAATCAGTGCGGGACTTCCAGAGCTGACCGTTGAGCAGGCCCATCTCATGGTTGTTGCGAAGGCACACCAGCTTGTCCCCGGCTTGCGGCAGGGCGTTCGTCCGCCCAAGGAGTTCCCGGGCACGGTTGTTGCTGCTGATTCTCGTGGCGTTCCTGCCAACCAGGAGCTGGTCCGTGGACAGGACTACCTCCCGGAGTTCTTCGCGTGGCAGGTGCTGGTAGGGCACCACGCGGCTGTCCCCGTAGGAACCCGGGCGGAGGGCACGGCCTTCGCGGACCTCCTGCGACATCCAGATGATCGGGTTGTCCCGGGCTTGCCGGTGAATCTCCGTCAGGAGGAGGTCCGGGGCCTGGTCGAAGAAGGACGCCCCGCGAACCGGCGGGAGCTGGCACGGGTCGCCCAGGGCAAGGATTGGGCAACCGAAGCTGAGCAGGTCCTCCCCCATCTGGGTGTCAATCATCGAATACTCATCCACCACCAGGAGCGCAGCGCCCAACAAGGGGCTTTCCGAGTTCAGCTGGAACGTGGGGCGGGCCAGGTTGGTTTTCTCCGCCAGGATAGCGGCCTCAACCTTCTCGATCATGACCTTGGGCAACGGGTTGTGCGTGAGCAGCTTCGCCCGCTCCGCTTCGAGGTCCTTCAGGCGCTGCTGGGACTTGTCCTTGGGCGTGTAGATCAGCTTGTGTATCGTGCTCACGTTGGTCGCTCCGGACTTCGAGAGGACGTGCGCGGCCTTGCCGGTGTAGGCGGCGAAGTACACGGGACCGTTGACTGTCGCGGCCAGGTGCTTCGCCAGCGTGGTCTTGCCGGTTCCGGCGTACCCGGCCAGCTGGAACACGGGCTTGTCCTTTGTCTTCAACCAACGCCCAACACGGTCCAGGGCGGAGGCTTGCTGAGGACTCCAATTTGTTGACATATGTTTCTCCGTTTCTGATGAAAAAGAAGGGGACCCGAAGGCCCCCTTGAAAGAACCCGGGCAGGGAGGACCCCCGTGGCAACTGCTCAGTCTCAGAACACGGGCTTGCCGCCAGCGGCTCCCTGCGCACCTTCGTCAGCGGAGCCGGGGGCCTGCGACTCATAGGCAGCGCGGGCCTTGCCGCCTTCGATCAGGGTCTTGATCGCCACGGCGGATTGGAACAGCGGGTCATTGGGGAGCAGGCGGGCTTCGATGGCGTTGGAGCCGTCGAATGCGATGTCCCAGTTGAAGAACTGACCCTTGTTGTTCTTCTCCGACAAGGTCTTGAGGCGGTACTTGTGGGCGAACAGCGGAGCCGGGATGCGGCGTCCATCCGGCAGCGGCAGCTGGATGGTCTTGGCCTTGGTCATCCAGCCCTTGTACTTCTTGATCTTCGAGGAGGAGAAGGCCAGGACGGCTTGCGACACGTTCTCATCGTTGTCGATGGCGACACCGTACACGTAGAACGTCTCAATCAGCTCGTTGCCGTCCGGGGTCTTGTAGTCACCGAAGGGTTGGTTGGCCACGCAGTTGCGGACCAGATCGCTGGAGGGCTCGTGGATGCCCACGAAACCACCGCCCGCGTCACGGGGCTTCCATTCCACGTACACGTGCTGAGTCGTGGCCGGGACGAAGGCAATGCCGGTCTTGCCTTCAAAGATTTCACCCGTCACGGTGTTCAGAATCATGCCCTGACGCAAGGCATCGTTGTCCTGCAGCTGCGGGCTGAGGGCCTGCAGAATCTGAAGGAACGGGATGCTGTAGTCATCGCTGGTCTGGTTCTCGAAACCCGCACCGGCGTAATCGGCATATGCGCCATACTCCGCCACGGCGGTGTTTTGGTTCGCAACTGCGACTTCGGTGCTTGCTGCTTCGGTTTTCTTGCTGGTAGCCATTTGGAAATACTCCTGTTGAAATGAGCGGGATGTTTAGCGGCCCCCGGTCGAATAGCCGTTGCTGTCTTTCCAGCAGTCGCCCATACCCAGGGCTGGGGAATCTGGTCAGACCTCGATCTTGGCGATGCGTTGGCGGTGGACGCCAAACAGGTCCAGGGGGAGTTCTTCGCCTTCGCGCAGCTTCTCACGAACAAAGGCTGCGAGAGTGGAGGGGTGCACGTTGGCGACATCGTCCACCTCGAAGTCGCCTTGAAGGCGGTGGTGAAGTTCCTCCGCCTTCGCGTCCTCCCCTTTGCCGAAGGCCACGGACACGACACGCTTGATCAGGCCCGCGTGACCGTTCGCCTTGAGCCACGCGAAGGCCAGCGGGGCCTTCGCCTTCGGGATGGAGGCGCGGATGATTTCGTCAATCTTGATCTTCAGGCCGGAGGCGGTCTTGAACTCCGCCACACCCACCTGATCCATGAGTTCGGGCACCTGGCGCTCCGCGATGTCCTTCAGCTCCTCCCGGGCGGCGTTGAGTTGGGCTTCCAGCTGGGCCACCTTGGCGGCGGCGGCGGCTTGGAGTTCGGCCAGCTGAGAGAGCTGGGAGAGTTCGCCACCGTTGTCGGAAGCGGCCTGGACATAATCCAGGTAAGAGGATGCGTCATTCATGAGTTCAATCTCCGGAGTCGATTTGGTAGCTGTGGCCGCAATGCTTGCAGGTGTAGTCGGTGAGGCACCGGCCCGCGTTCCGGGAGACGTATTCATGAGTGCAAGGCGTTCCGTCATCGCGGAGGACGGATTGGCCGGTGGGGCGTCCGTACATCGTTTGGCCACCGCAGTTGTGGCAGGGGAGGGTGTCCGTGTCGGAGTCATAGCCAGCAATCACTGACTTGTACTTCACGTCACCGGCGGCGCGGCGTCCGGTTCCGTTACACACCGGACAGGTGCAGGGTTCACGCTTCATTGAGGCTCCATTTCTGTTCAAGGTTCCGGTCCATTTCGTTCGACCGTGAGAGAAGTATAGTGCGAAAAAGTATAGAAGAAAACCCTCATCAACCGAATAGATTTTGGGCCACCACCGCGATGTAGCGTTGGTCCTTCCCGCTCCACTGAAGCAAGGACACGCGGCCCTCGTTGAAGTCCGCTGCGAGGGCGACAGACAGCCCAATCAGGACCGGGTTGCCCACCAAGAGCAGGTGGTCCCCGTCCCGGTAGTCCTTCAGCTTCTCCCGCAACTCCGCAATCACCGGCTCCGGGCGGAAGGGCGCGGCAGTAGGGCTCAGCAGGTAAGTGAGCTCACCGAACTCCGCTGCCGGTTCGAGGTCAAACTTGGGCTCAAACTTCTGTTTGTCCCGGTCCCAGCGATGCTGGTTTTGTACAACAAATACACGATTCATAACCATTCCTTCAGGCGGTCGCCAGTAATCTGGGACGCCACGTTGAACTTGTTTCTCAAGGACTCCACAACCTTTTCGTCCACCGAGTCCTCAGCAACCAAGTCGATGTACAGCACCGGGTTGTCCTGACCGATACGGTGGGCACGATCTTCCGATTGTAGGCGATCGATCAACTTGAAGCTGTTGGAGTAATAAATGACGGTCTTGGCGGCGGTGAGCGTCAGGCCCGTAGCACCGGCGGCGGGGTTGCCCACGAACACCTTGGCCTGCTCCTCCGGCGGGATAGCCTCCCGCCCAGTCACCTGCGCCCCTTCGTACAGCGTGCGCTCCCCTTGGAACAGGGCCTTGGCCTCCGCCCGCTCGTCGTCATTCACCAGTCCGTCATACCGCACGGCGCGGATGCCCCGGGCGCGGAGGGCTTCGAGGATGAGCGTGATGTCCATCTGGAACCGGGCCCAGACAATCACCTTGTGCTGGGACTCCTCGATCAGCTCCACCAACATGTCCAGGCGGCGGTTCGGTCCGGGTATCGTGTACAGCGGCTCCTTCTCATCGTCCGTGGGGATGTACCCGCAAGTGATCTGCTGAAGGCGGAGGAGCCGGGTGATTGCGAGGGCGGCAATCACGGGCGTGGTGCCTTCGAGGTTCAGGGCGTCCGCTCCCCCGCAATCGGGGCAGGGGTAGATGAAGCCGTCAACCTCCACTTCCTTCCGTCCGTGGCACGTGGGGCAGACCTCCTCCCCGGGCGGGAGTTCGAGGGCTTGCGCTTCCTTCTCCAGTCCGCCCGTCTCCAGCCAGACGATGAACTCATCACGCATCTGGCGGTACAACTTGCCCTGCTCCGGGGTCATCGGGAAGAACCGCTTGTTGTACAGCTTGGGCGGGAGGTCCAGCACGTCATCCTTCGTCACGCGGGAGGAGACGGGCTGCAGGAGGGCGTTGAGCTGATCCAGGCGGCGATAGCCCACCAGCACGTCATACTCCCGGCCCGTGTTCTGCTTTGTCTTCGGGTCATAGGCGGTAGGGTTCCAACCCTTCTTCCAGATGCCAAAGTGGGTCTTGAACTCCGTGAAGGTGCCCAAGCCGTTCTCCTTCCAGTACCCCTCGTGCAGGAACTTGATCTGGGTGTAGGCGTCGAACGGACCCTGCGCAATCGGGGTCCCCGTGAGGACCCGGCGGAAGGGCGCATATTTGGCGGACTTGAGGATGGACTTCGTGCGGTCCGCGTCCGGGCTTTTGATGTAGTGGGCCTCATCCAGGACGTACAGCAGGCGGCGCTTGTCGAAGAAGTCGATCAACGCACGCTTCCCGGTAGCCGTCATGAATGCGTCATAGCTGATCGTCAGCCACGCGAAGCCCTTGTGCTCGATGACCGCCTTGACGGCCTGCTTGTGCCACTTCGTATCGGCCCGGGGGGACTGGTAGTGGAAGGCGCGAACGTGCCCAATCACATCGTCCGGCACGTGGTCCGGGATTTCCTTCTCAGTCCAGTTGCGGTGCACCCCGTTCGGGGCCACGATGAGAACCCCGTCAATCAGGCCCCGGTTCCAGAGCCAGCAGGCGGTGTCGATGGTCAGCTTGGACTTGCCGGTGCCCTGTTCCCAGAAGATGGCGCGGGCTTCTTCCTCCCGGCTGCGGTCCCATTCGTCCTTCTGATGGCCGAAGGGGGTGGTTTTGAACTGATAATCCATGTGTGAGGCTCCTTTTCTATGATCACAGCGAAGTTTAGCCCGGAACTGGCCCAGAAGGGAACCCGAACACGTGCGCTTGACTTAGTGGGTTTCTACTTGACTTCGGGACCCGAAGAAGTATAGAACCCAAGTACATGTCTAAGCCCCACATTTATATGGGTTTTCTTATCTTTTATTATTATTATTACTTAACTTACTTAACTTACTTACCTTCATTCCCCGGGAGCCGTTCTGGGCTGTCCCGCCGGTTCTATCGGGCGAACTGAAAAAGAAGTGGAGTAAGTCAAGTAAGTCAAGCGCACCGTGCCGAAGTTCCACCCCCGTATGGGTTTAATGTGCGCTTGGGTTCTATACTTCTTCGGGCACGAAGTCAAGTAGGGCGGCGCGAAGTCAAGCGCAGCTCAGTGGGTCACCTTCTTCGCCCACTCCACCACACCCATGACGATCAGTGAGAACAGCCCCGTGACGAAGATGCCGGTGAGGACCAGCATGCCCTTCTTCTTGATCTCCTCCCCGGACTCCCGCCAGGCCCGGAGGTGCTGGAAGTCTCGCTGCATCGCAATCGGGTCGGAGGAGTCCACGCCCATCTGGAGGAGGGTCTGGCGGACGGCTTCGGCCACCAGCTTTGTGATTTCCTCGTGATTGAGGCTCACCTTCTCAGCAGCGGCGGTTGCGGCCTTCTCTGCTGCTTCTTCAACTTCAGCCTTCGCGGCGCGGGTAGCGGCACTGATGGCCAATTGTTCGATTTCAGCAGCAGTCAGTGCCATGATTTCATCCTCCGGGGGCGGTGTTGTTCGTCAAATAGTGCGTATTGTATCGTGGTTGGGTAGGGGAGGGCAAATTGTTGATCAACCCGCTCCGATCATTGACCAATTCAGTATCCGGGACACAGACCCGCTCGTGACTTGGGCCTCCAGGATATAGCCAGCCCCGGGGTTGTAGGCCACGGACAGGCCCGTGATCTGATTGACCACCGTGTGAATCCCTCCGTTCGGGTCACATACAAATACCGCAGCCCCGCCCAAGCTGTTGTCCCGGAAGCGGAGGATGCCGCTGGTGGCGGTGCTTCCCGCCAGTTGCACGGGAGTATTCAGGGCGGTCAACGTGATCGACTGACCTTGGTAGATCATCCCGCCGGTCAAGCTGGGGTTCGACTTCGCAGCAGCGTCCGTGATGCCGTACCCGGACAATGTCGTGGGCTTCGAGGACAACCCAGAGAAGGGAATGTCAATATTGGCGGAACCGTCGAAGGACACCCCGGCGATGTTTCGGGCGGTCGCCAGCTTGGTGGCTGTGGATGCGTTGCCCTCGAAGCCGGGGGCCTTCACGCTTCCCCGCACTTCGATGTTCCCGGCGGTAGAACCCATGGTGATCACGGGGAGCCCAGGGTCATCGTTGTTGTTCCAGGAACCCACGTACACATACAGCACGTTCTGAACCGTGCCTTGGAATGAGGTGTAGGACGAAGGCTTGATGCGTCCCAGAATGGAATTGGCGTTGCCCCCGGACACGTTCATGCGCCACGTTATTTCCTTCCCGGCAGCGGCTCCCGTGGCCGTGTCCCAGATGTTGAAGGCGTTGTCCAAGCGGAGGGCGTTGACTAGGGTGCCCAAGGTCGTGAGGTTCGTGGAACCGGCCCACGTACTCAAGGCGGTGTTCTCCACGTTGCTCAGGCCCACGGCGGCTTTGTTCAGCGTCTGCCAGGACTTGTCGCCCCTCCAGTATTGCGCAGTGGTTCCGGCGGTGATGCCGGGTTCCTTCGCGGACCATGCCGATTGGGCTGCGTCGGAGGGGATGGAGTACCCGGCGGAGTAGCTGATTGCAATAGTGCCGGAGGACGTGACGGGAGAGCCCGAAACAGACAGCCCTGTAGGTACGGACACCCCCACTGACGTAACAGTGCCTGCGGTGGAACTCGTGCCAGCGCCAATGGCCGTTCGGAAGGCGGCTGCGTCCAGGGCGCTGACGGTGTTGTCGGCGTTGAATCGCGGGAAGCGGACGGCCCCCGGGTTGGTGATCGTGAACAGGTTACTGCCCAGGGTCGTTGCGCCCAGGTTCGTCCGGGCGGTCCCGGCGTTCGCAACGTCAGACAGGTTGTTGGCTGACTTGAGATAACCCACCAAGGCCCCGCTCACCGCATCGGCCAGAACGGAGAAGGGCAGGCGCAGCAGTCCTCCCGTCTCCGAGTTGCGAATCAGCAGCGTGTCGTTGGGCGTGATGTCCACCAGTACGGCTTCGGGGTCATCCGTAAAGCGTTTCAACAACGCAATGTCAAAAATCGGGTCTGCCATTATGTCCTCCAGAAGGAAGGCCCCGGGCGTCCGGGGCCTTCTTCATTACGCTTCGATGATTTCCAGCACCGGGGAACTTCCGGCCTCAATTACCCGGAGGAGCGGAACAGCGGCCCCCTCCACCAAGTTGCCAGCCGTGGACGATACCCCGAAGGTGTCCCCGAAGGCAAGGGAGGCGGAGCCCTCGAACTTCAACTGCTGGGTCATGAATTGACCGTCCTTCTGAACCCGTCCGAAGCGGCCCGGGGCGATGTTCTCCAGGGCGATGCCGGCCACCAGCACGCGGGCATCCGCGTTGGTAGCCTTCCGGCAGAGACGGCGGGAACCGTCGAAGGATACGGCCTGACCCTTCAGGACCACAGCGTTGCTGTTATTCTGCAGCTTCAACTCCCGGTCCAGCTGGTACACCTTGGCCACCCCGTCATACGGGTTCAGCTCCGAGAAGGCCCGCCCAGCACCATCGTTCAGCAACGTGTTCAGAGTGCTGACGATCGTGGCGTTCGATTGTCCCGTGAAGTTCTGATTCAACGTGAGGGTCTTGGTCACAGCTCCTCCGTCGAACACGATGTTCAGAACCTTGTTCACGCTGGTGCAGTCGCCCAAGCGGGTTCCGAGGTCGATGCCTGCGAATCCGTTGTAACAGCTGATCGCGTGAGCACTCCATACCCGGGCGGCGTAGCCGGAGCCCCCATATTGATACTCGGGGGACACGCCGAACAACGGTGCCGCAGCGGAACCGGACACCGTCACCGAGCTTCCCACGGCATCCAAGCTGCGCAACTCCAGCACGTTTGCGTAGTTGTAGGCGTCCCAGGCCACGGGGGAAGAACTGGAGATGAACACTTCTGTTTCCGAGTTCATGTTGCCCCGGTAGTTGTAGGGTTGGTTGGACAGCATCGGCAGAGGGGAGAAGTTCAACCGCCCCTCCACGTGCGAACCCTTGATCACCAAACGGTCCGGGGTTCCGGAGCCCAGGCACTGGATGACCAGGGCGCTTCCGGAGGTGGTCGTGCAAATACTCTGGGACTGGTCCAACTCTACGTGCACAGGCTCCGCAAAATCACGATGAGTGTGGAAGTAGAAGGGACTGGTGCGGCTGATCCACTGAGTGCGGCGGCTGATGATCGTCTGACCGCTGTGCGTACCACAACCCCAGGCGTGTTCCGAACCCCATACAGCAGCGGGGTCCCCACCATTGGCGATTTGGTAGGCGCGGGCCTCCTCGTTGCCGAGGTGTTCCACGTAGCAATCCTCAGTCTCCTGATAGGCCCGGAGCCCGGAGGGTCCACTGTCCGAGTGGATTGGGTAGCGCATATTCTGGCAAGTCACCTTCACGTTCCGGACGCGGCCCGTGCCGTTCCAGTACCAAGTCTGGTGGTTCGGGATTTCGCTCACGGGGGTGCTGGCGGGCATATAGCCCTTGAACCAGATTTGGTCCCGTTGGCCAATGCCCACCACGTCAACGAAGTCCGGGAACCAGGTGTCCAGGTCCGTGTAGATGCCCTCATACACCTTGTACAGCACCCGCTTGTTAGTGTCGCTTCCTCCGCCTTCGGCAGCGATAGCTGCGGCCAGGGTCGTGTAGTTCCCGGTGCCGTCCGGTTTGACGGTGATGGTCTTGATGTACGTGAAGGCGTTGGACGAAACCGGGGTGTACAAGCCTTGACGGAACGTCAGCGCCATGTCCGCCAGCGAATAGCCCAAGGACCCGGGCGTGTTGTGCGTCCCACCCACGGACTCGAACACCAGCTGCATGCCCGCGTAGGTCACCCAACCTTCCGTGGTCCGGGCTCCGCTGGTGGACACTTGAACGAACGGGCGCAGGTGGGTTTCCGTACCGTCGAAGCGGTACGTGAATTCAGCCAGGAACGTGTTTTTGTCCAACTTGCGGAAGCTGGAAGTGCGAGCAGCCTGAGTCAGAATGCTGCCCACGTACTTCGAGAGGTTCCCGCCCAACCCGGTCGTGTCGGTGATGTCGTCAGACGTGCGCAGCAGGACGTAGATGCGAACTTGGGCACCCTTGTACTTGGCCACGTGAGCCACGGGGAATTTGAATGCGCAGTAGGTCGTCAGGCCGGAGGACCCCGCTGGAATCGTGAAGCCCCAACCACCGTCCCGGGAGGTTGCCCCGTTGAACGTCTCCGTCAGCGTCTCCGAGTAGTCATACAGGTCCCCGGACGTGACCTTGTTCTCCAGCAGGCGGCGATGAATCACCGCTTCGTTCTGCTCCAAGTCCTTGAGCTTGTAGCTGACCGTCACGGGGCTGTAGTACCCAGCGTTGGTAGCCGTGCGGCCTCCAATTTGGATGTACAAACCCACGTACTCCGTCAGGGCTCCTTGAATCACGTAGTCCCCACGAATCCGAATGCGCGTGGTGCTCATTTGCTCCACGATCAAGGACCCCGAAACAGCCATGCCCGTCTCGTTCGCCCCGTCCAGGAAGCCGTTGATGTTTACCCAAAACGGAGCAGTGCTGTAAAAGTTGGCCGGGCATTCAACTTCCAGCTCCAACTCAACCGTCGAACCTTCGCTGAGGCGTTCAAGGTGGAGGGGGAGTTGATACACGATGTAACTGTTCACGCCAGTCGAACCTTCGGGGATATTGATCAGCCCAGAAGTAAGGTTCACGGAGGCTCCGTTGAAGGCTTGCCCGTAGCCGTCGAAGATCGGAAGATCACCCACTGGGGTCAGCCCATAACCCGCCAGACGTGCCGTGTAGAAGTCCATCACATCCGTGAAGCCCCGGGCGTCCATCGGTACGATGAATTGACCCACGGCAGACCAACTCAGGGTGCTGGCCAGGGCTCCGGTGGAGTTCTTCTGGAGGTACATGCTCACGGTTCCTTCGCTGCCCGAAGCCAGGTAGTCAGCCGTGAGCAGGTAGGAGGTGCTGCTGATTTTCGTGATCAACTTGTTCGTCACGGTTCCGATAGTTCCCGTGGCGTCCACTTGCAGGAACCAATCCGGACCGTCCCCCGCAACGTCATCCAGAGCGTTCGCGGAGGTCTTGAGCGGGATGACGATTTTGAACGGACGGCCCGCGAAGTTGGCGCGGTCCTCATAACTGAAGTCCCACAACCAAGCGATGTAGCTTTGGTTGCCGGTCTGGCCCGCCGGAATGCGCAAGCCCCCGGTAACGCTCAATTGATCGGTGCCCACGACAGCGGAGCCGTTCCAGAACTCACCCCCGTTGAATACTTGACCGTTGAAGTCAGCGTCAAGCTGAATCTTGGGCCAGCTTTCGTTGAAGCGGGAGAAGTCGCGCCAGAACTCCAGCGCATCCACGTCAGACAGAATCGTGCCCAGGTTCGATTGAACCGCGTCCCGGAAGCCGAAGTCATCCTGCGCCATCATGAACAGCCCAGGGCTCCACACGTTCAGCGTCTCCGCTTGAACACCACCGCCCTTTTGGAAGTAGGCGGTCAGGCGGGTTTCCGTACCGTCCGGGGTGTAGTCCCAATAAAACACCCAGTGAGTGGCGTCAATTTGCTTGAAGTACGGAGTGGAGGAGGTCGCCACCAACGCATCTTTTTGTACCGCCACGCCCCAACCAGAGCCCACGAAGTTCGCAGAGGTCTTGAGTGGGACGTAGAAGCGCACCGGACGCCCCGCCAGGTTCGCACGGTCCGCGTCCGTGAAGGCGAAGTCCATGCGCAAGTACGTGCTGGTGCCCGAAGAACCCGCCGGAATGCGGAAGCCTCCGGAGGCACCGTTGGCCCCCACGGTCGTGGTGCCGTCCCAGAACTCTGCCCCGTTGAACAGTTCCACCGAGTAGTCCCGGGCGCGGGACATCCGAGCTTGTTGAGTCTGGGTGTCCCAATCCAGAGCGGTGACGGACCCGGCGGAAGGGTACGTGGCCACCAATGTGGAAACGGTCCCGGCGTTCACGCGGCGGTATTCATAGGCAGCGATGTCTCCGGAGCCCTGCACCTTGAAATAGGCCCCGTCAGCCACGGCAGCACGCCCAGTCGGTTCGTCCGGGTACATGCCAGCGCCGATGATTGCGGCGTCCCGGGCGGCTTCCGCAGCGGTCTTGGCGGCAATGGACGCGGTGAGGTTTTGCTGAACCGTCCCGGTCATCGACTCCGCGTCACTGATGAACTTGGGCAGACTCTTGACCGGGGTTCCTCCGCTGGTCACGTAGCCGTCTTGAGTGTTGACAAAGTTGTCAATGCGCTCCTCGTTCTGCTTGAATCGGGTCAGGCCTTGATCGACTGGAAGTTGAGACATTTTGTTTCTCCGTTAAATGGTGGGTTGTCCGTACTCGTTGACCAACCCGTTGATGTAGTCCTGGTCCTGGCCATAGTAGCGGCTGTCATAGTTCACAGCCCGAACGGTGCTGGTGAAGTTTGATTGCTGCTCCTTCTCCACAATCAGGAAGGCACTGCCCCGTGGCTCATTGTTGCCAATAAGTATAAAGGAGGTGCGAGCAAAAAGCCCGTCCTCAAGTGCCAACGGCAGACGCGGAGCCTGGGACAGGAGCACGTGAAAATCATCGCTCCCCCGGACGGCGGGGATGCTTTCCACCGTTCCGTCAGGCAACTGAAGGAACATGTTGTATTGGACCCCGGTGGTGAACGTCAGGGGTTGGCTCACCTCAATCTCCAACAGGTTCTGGCTGATCACCTCCCCGTCCTGGGTTCCGGTTCGGGTATTGTCCGCCACCAGAATCCGGTCATGCGTCACCAACAGGTCCGCTTCCTGCGTGGCGGTGAACTCCGTGATGGTGTTCTGGTAGCGGATTTTGTTCCAAGCCCGCCACGCGTGGAAGTAGGCCTGAAGCCCGTTGCGCACGCCCAGGGTTTCGATTTCCTGCGGGTTGAAGGCGCTCCGGTCCTCCGGGATGTAGTAGGTGATCAGGGCGTCATCGTCCGGGGAGACGTAGCTGAGGCTGACCCCGTCAAAGTTGTTCTGGTTCCCGAAGCGGACCGTGCGGACTTCGGAGCCGGGGAGCTTGTTGCGGTGATTGAACAGCAGCAAGCTGTCCTCCGTCTCCTTCTCGAAGTTCAGCTTGATCACGGAGCCCCTGCGGTAGGCCACGCAGAAGCAGGCGTTGGAGACGGCTTGGGCAGTCTCCTCGAAGCTGAGGTTGTCCGCGTCGAACGTGTAGCAGAACTCCGCCGGAAGGTCACTGCCGAAGTAGTCGCGCACGGACTCCACCGAGTCATAGATGCTGTTCAGGTCCAGCTCCGCGTCTGGGCGGTTGCCCAAGTACGGGTCCCGGGCGATGAACGTCAGGATGTCGTCAGCGCGGTTCGTGGCATACAGCGTGGTGGTGGAGTAGCGGGACGTGACCCGGACGTTGCTGACCGTGAAGGGTCCGGGGTTCGTCTGACGGACGAACAGAAGCCCAGCCACGCTGCTTCCGGAGTTGATCGTCAGCGTCACGGAGCCCGTCCCCGGGGTGACGGAAGCGGGACCCGCACGCCATGCCGCCGGGTCATAGAACCCGATTTCAATTGGCACGTTGGAGGCGGAGCTGATCGTGTACTCCACCGTGATCGTTCCGCCCCCGGCCACGATCTGGAAGAACGGAACCAGGACCCCATACTGCGGATTGGGCCCAGACACTTCGATGGCGGAGGCTCCCTGAGTCAGCACGGCTCCTCCGTACCCGGCCCAGCCCTCCTCCGCGATGCTCATGGAGTAGCGGATGTTGGGCCTGATCGGGATTTTCCGAGTGACCGACATGTTCAGCTTCCGCTCCTTCAGCGCCAGGGCTCCGGCGGTAGCGTAGGTGACGGATTGGACCGTGGTCACGTTGCCGAAGTTGGTCACGTTGATAGGGGCGAAGGCGTACACGTCACGCCACTTGATCTCATCGACCACGGAGCCCTCATATGCCAGGTCCGCGTTCGTCACGCGGCGTGCCCTTACGCGCACGCGGCCCGGTAGGCTCACACCTACGTCCAGGGTGACTGCCCGCGTGCTGCGGTACGTGGCGGAACCCTCCACCGTGGCCTGGGCGGTCTGAACCGCTCCGCGCACGGAGCCGTCCGCGTTGATCGGGGTGATCTCCAGCTCCAGGGTAACGTCGAACCGCACCTGGTTCTTGCCGTCATCCTTGTACAAGCCGTTGGTTGCAACGAAGTTGGTCACCACGCGGTCGGTATTGGTCTTGTCCAGAATGAACGGCCCAACCCACTTCGAGCCCGTAGTGGACAACGTGGGGCTCAGGTTCGGGGAAGTCGTGAGCGTGGACCAGTTCCCGTTCACCGCAGCGGGGTTGGACAGCGTGATTTCCGTGTCCGCCACGGCCAGCACGGTGTACGTTCCGTTCAGGTTGTAGAGTTCCGCCCCGCTGGACAGGCGAATGCCCACGGAAGCGGACGCCCCGCTGGTCACGGTATTCCACTGCGGATTGATCGCTGCCGGGTTCGACAGGACCACGCGGCAATAGTAGGTCGTGGCGGAGGTTTCCGGGTCCACCACGGTGATCAGGTTCTTGGACGCGATGGTGTACACCCCGGACAGGTCCGAAGTGGAGGACCAGAAGCCGTCCGGGTCCGTGGTCGTGAAGGTCGCACCCGTCAGCTGAATCTCCGCTCCGGTGGCGTACTCCGAAGGCAGGGTGCTGTTCGGAATCACGAAGCGGAAGGACCCGTCATTGTACGCAAACAGGGTCTTGGTCTGACTGATGTAGTCCTGGTACACCGCAGCACCGCTGATCGTGAGGGAGTCCCCGGAGGCAAACTTGTCCGTGAAATCAAATGCCGAGGTCTTGACCAGGTTGGGCGTTTGGAAGTATATGTTGTTGGTGGCGCGGATGAACTGATCATTGGGCGGACGAAGGACCTGACCGTTGACTGCGTTCGAGCGGGCCACGTCATACACGGGCTTGTTGATTGCGGTTCCGATGCGCAACTGCGGGGCGTCTCCGGAGTTCGGGGAGGTGTTGGGCCCATAGACCTCCACGGACGTTCCCGGAATGTCCAGCGCCAGCGTGTTATCGTCCCGGATGTCCTCGATTTCATAGGTTCCCCGCCCAATACACATGTACGCATATTCCACTTCCTCGTGGTTGCTGTACACTTTGTACGGGACGGACAAGAGGTCAGGGGTAGATCGAACCGTGCCGAAGATGTCCGGAATGCGGGACAGCGGGCGGGGCTTGTTCGTTCGGTCGGACAACTCGTTGTTCGGGGATTGGTTCTGCGTGTTGCGCAGGGTTGGGTTGGGCGGCTTCACCAGAGCCGGGAGGACCACGGCGGCAACCACCACCACGGCCACCACGGCGATGATGATGGTCACGGGGTCCGCCGGGTACACCACCACGTAGAACGGCCCCTGGAGTTCTCCCAGGCGCTCAATCCCGTGTTCGTCCCCGGGCGTAACGTCCGTGGCGGAACTCACGTGCTCGTGATAGATGCGGGCGGAGGACGGCCATTCATCAAACTCCCCCAACAGGAAGTCCCGCACGTCCTCAACCTCGTGCTGCGTCCAGGTGTCCGGCTCCAAAGGGTTTCGGGCCAGTGTAACTCGTTTCAGCATGTGTAATACCCCAGCTTGTTGAACCCCCGGGTGGCGACATCAACGGGCAAGCACTCCACCCCCAACTCGTGGATGTGGATGATTCTCCCGCGAATGTACACCCCCGCGTGGGGTACGCTTTTGTGGCGCTGCATCAGGACCAAACACGGGCTGACCGGCGCGGCCAACTTCTTGAACTTGCGGCGCAGCGCGGGGTCGGTTCGGCGGTCCTTCGGCGGGCGCAGGAATCCTTCCAACTCCGTCTCGATGTTTTGACCAGTCAGGTGCTTCCAGACCTCACAAACAAAGTGGGCGCAGTTGTAGTTCTGACGATTGTATCGCCTGTAGAAGAAGTCATCAAGCCCCGCAACCATTACAAGAACCCCCGCAACATCGGGAACCGCTCCAGGCGGTACACCTCCCCGGTCTTGTTGATGTTCAAGGAGGGAGCCTTGGCGGTGAAGCTGGCCCCCTCCCGATTGAAGGCGAATGACTCCACCTCCAGGACGATAGGCCCAAACAACGGCGCAGTCAAGTCATCAGACCTGTACGTGCGATACACCACCCGGGGCTTCTCCGAGAAGCCCGCAGCGGTAGCCACCGCATCCAGCTCCTTCGGGAGGACTTCGCCCAAGTCACCGAGGGTGAACGTGAAGGACTGATCCAGGTCATCCTTCTGTCCGTTGTTCTCGATGCGCAGGGGGTAATAGTCGAACGTGGCCTGGGCTCCCGTCTCCAACGTGACCGTGACCCCGTTCACCGCGTTCCTGACAATCCGATAGGTCTGTGTGAAGTCGCTGTGGCTGATTTCCATCAACTCCAGCTGTACCACGGAGGACTTCGAGCGCAGGAAGAACTCGCTGTATGCACTCATAGCCCAATCCCCGGCAACGTCACGTTCACTTCCGTGTTCAGCATATCTTCCCAAACCGGGAAGGCGGTTTGCCAGTTAAATCCGAACTCACTGATCATAGCAGCCTCCAAGGCTTCTTGCGCGTCATCGGTCACAATCGGATAGGCTTCCAATTCAGCCGTCACCCCGTAGTAGTGGCCCCGTTGTTCCGCCAATCGAACGGTCCCCGGCGTGAAGTATGCCTTGTGCTCCGTGGGCGTGGCATCGTCAATCACCAGGTCAATCAAGAACGGCTCCGAGCCCCGCTTGAGCAGGGAGCTGTAGAACTGCCTGAAATAGTTGTAGTCAGTTCGGTCAAAGGCCCAACGAACGGACACCTTGGCCGTCCCGCCAATCTTGTCGCGGCGGAACCGAGACGCCCCGCCATCCAACTTGATGGCGATGACTTCCGCCGGGTCCTCCATCATGTACCCCGTAGCCTCCGGGGGGATAGCAAACTTGTACATCAACGTCTCCTTTGGATCAGGGTGCTGCGCCCAAGGGACTTCGACACGCTGGAGTTCGGGTTGCTGATCTCAGCGGAGATGACCGCTGGGGATTCTGTGCGCACCGCGTTCTTCGCTTCGTCCCGGGCGATGATACGGATTTGGTTGGCATCCAGCTGCTGCACCTCGAAGTCCTTGCTGGTGCCGTAGTTCTGGATGTTGACCTGAACCCCAGAAGGTGCGGCGGAGGAGCCCGCCACCACGCTTCCCCGGTTCATCGCTTCGAGCAGCGGACGGTTGGCGGAGGTCGCTTGGGCGTTCATCACGAACTCCCGCCCGTGAACTACGCCAGCCACTTGATTCACACCACCGTCTCCGGTGTAGCCCCCCTCCTTGAACCCGGCCATGGAAGCCAGGGCCAGGGACTCACTCAGGGCGGTCGTTGCCGTGATGCCGGCCATAGCAGGCACCGAGTTCGCACCGAAGCTGGCCAGCGATACCATCGCAGCGGCGGGCGCATAGGCTGCTGCCAGGGCGGAGCCCGTAGCCACGCCCATGGCCACCGTAGTGGCGGCGGACGCGGCCCCGATACTTTGACCAATCGCAGCGTTGACCAGCCACTGAATCCCCAGCTTGACCAAGGCGCTGATCAACCCCGCCACGGCTTCCTTCGCCACGTTCTGTAGGGCGCTGCCCAGGTCCTCCGAGTACACGATGGCGCGGCCCACGGAGTTGGCGAAGCCGTCCGTGAAGGACTGGAAGAAGTTGCCCATGGCTTGCGATGCTCCGGCCTCGAAGGTCGTGAAGCCTTCGGAGACGCGGGCCAGGGAAGCCAATTGCATATCGGCCCAGGAGCCGGTCCCCAGGTTCAGGCGGGTGTTTGCGGCTTGGACTTCGAGCTGAATGAGCTGTTGGGCCAGGGCGGTCGCTTGCATCACGCGCATCTGGTTCGCAGTCTGCTCACTGATCATGTCCGCCTGACGGAGCTGGTTGATGCGCTGGAAGGTCTGGCGGTACTTCTCCACCAGTGCGTCCTGGGCTTGCGAGGTCCCGGCGAACAGCTCCTGATTGGAACCGACAACCTGTGCGTTGACCTGCTGCTGAGTCAACATCCCGTCCTTCAGGAGTTGGTTCAGGGCCTTCAGCTCAACTTCGTACTCCTTCATGGGCCCAATCGCGGCCTCATAGATGCGGTTGCGGGCTTCGGCCACCTTCGTTTCGTTCTGGATGAGGCTCAGGCGCTCCCGGAGCTGCGTCAACTCCCGCTCCGTCATGTTCACGCCCTGGCCTCGCAGGTCCTTCTGGATGGCCATCATTTGCGTTTCGATTTCCCGGGCGTCCGCAGTCAATCCCAGCAGGCGTTGCTGATCGTCCAGCTCCCGGTTCACGGCTCCGAGCGGGTCCAGCTGATCGCGGAGCTGCTGATTCATCAGTGCGATGACCTCGTTGGCGCGGGTCCGAGTGATCAGGCCTGCGGCAACGGACTTGTTCAGGATGTCGGTGGACTTCCGGACCTCCTCCTGAGCGGCCCACACTTGATCGTACTTGCCCACGACACCGGCCAGCTCATCTTTCATCTTCTTGAGCTTGTCCGGGTCAATCATCGGAGCCGTCCGCGTACCGGCCTGGGATAGGTCCACGGCGGGCGCGGCTTTCGTGCGCTCCTTCGCAATCTCCTGGGCGCGGGTGGTAATCCCAGCCAGGGCTTCCGTGGCAAAGTTCGAGCCGTTCCAGCCCGTCATGAACGCATCACCCAAGTCGGTTCCGAGCTTCGCGGCGGCTCCGGCGTTCTCGTTGGTCAGCTTCAAGTCCACGGCGGCAATCTTGCCCAAGCCCGCGAACTCCGTGATGCTGCTCAGGAGTTCCCCGGCGGCGTTCACGAAGGTTCCAATTTTGTCCAGCACCACGTTCAGGCCCTGGGTCACCAGGTCCCCAATCACGGCGGGAAGGGTCTTGAACAAGGCCACGATGACGTTGAAGGCTCCGGACCAGAAGCCCACGACACCGTCCACGTAGCGGGCGACAGCGCGGAGGACCCCGATGAAGCTGATGTCAATCTCACCGACAACGTCCTGAACCAGTCGCACCAGAGGTCCGAAGGTCTGTTGGGCCCATTCCCAGATGCGTCCGAAGGTAGCCCCGATGACCTCACCGACTGCGCGCATCATGTCGCCCAGGGTCGTGATGTCGTCCACCCCCATGTTGATTTCGTCCCGGAACAGCGTCAGGGCGGTGATCGCGGCGGTGACCACGACAACCAGGAACCCGATGGGGTTGGCCATGATCGCGGCGGTGAGTCGGTTCACGGAAGCCGTGATCAGGTTCACAAGGGCGGGGATACCCACCCAGATGCCGAAGGCGACAGCAACCGAAGTCACCACCTTGGCAATCGTGTCCAGGTTCTGCGCAAGGAACATAAGCCCCCTGGACAGTACCCCAGAGATGCCGCTTGCGGTGTCCAGACGGCCCACGAAGTCAATCACGTTGTTCTTCAGGACTTGGAAGGACTGTGAGATGGTCGGAACGGACTTGCCAAACTTGTCGGCCAGTTCGGTCTTGGCGTTCCGGAAGGCGCGCATCACCACGTCAGCCGTGATCTTGCCGTCCTCACCCATCTTCTTCAGTTCGCCCCGCGTGACCTTCAGTTCCTTGGCGATGACGTCAGCCACCACCGGGAGCTGTTCCAGCACACTTCGGAGTTCGTCCCCGGACAATCGACCGGAGGCAAGGCCCTGAGACAGCTGGATCATCGCGGCCTGGGCTTCCGTAGCGGACGCCCCGGACAGGCTCACGGCCTGGTTCAAGGACTTCGTGAAGTCGATGACCTCCTGCTGACTGACGCCCAACTCCTTCGCGGCCAACGCCATCCGGCTGTACATCTCAACCGTCCCCTCCAGGGAGGAGCGGGTGGAGTTCGAGACGCCCAACAATTGTTGATACACGGCACCCAGCTTCTGCCCCTCCAGGCCGGTGGCCCGGAGTCGGTTCTGCAGGTTGGTGTAGGTGTCCAGGAGTCGGACGATTTCACGCACGGAGACGGCGGCGGCGATACCCGCCAACGCTCGTTTCAGGAAGTCCACCCCACCGGAGGCGGTCCTTGCCGTGCTCCCGATGTCCTGAAGATTTCGTTGGACAACCCGGGAGCCACGCTCAGTGATTACAATGTCGATTCTTTCGGACGCCACGTCACACCTCCTGCTGGCGGTCGCGCATCAGCTTCTTTTCACGGAGCTTCTGCTTGGTTTCTTCTGAGTGCGTCCAACCCGTTCGGGCCTTCAACTTCTCCCGGGTCGCTTCGCTCATGGCGGGTCTTGCCTTTGCCGCCTGAGACAACTTCAATCGGTGTTCTTCCGTGAAGCGTTGACCCTTCTTGGCGTCAGAGACTTTCTGGCGGTACTCCTCCGTGCGGTCCCAGGCACTCATCTTCGTCCGGGCAGCTTCCGAAGGCTCCGTGCCCCCGATACCGCCCCCGTTGAGGTTATACCCAGCCGGGTCCTTGGTGTCGAAGGCTTCGATGATTTTCTGTTCCATGAAGAAACAGAAGGAGCGGGAGGCTTGGAGCAGAAGGGTCAGGGCGGGTGTACCGTACTTGCGGATGGCCTTGCCCACGGGGAGGTCCCCCCGGGCGTGCTGCTGAAGTCGAACGGAAGGTTGCGAGGACACCCCCACGTACTTCTTCCCGTTCGGGAACTCCAAGCAGTAAACAAAAGCCGCATCAGCCATGATTTAGTCCCCAACTACCCTTCCAAACTGGACAACTTGCGCTGCCTCCATAACCGCTTGCTCAACAAAGTTGGCCGGGGCTTGGGCGGAGTAACCGTCATTCAACCGCTGGATGTAGGGCAAATTGTTTGTGATGTGTATAGATTCACCGCTATTGTACCCTGAGATGACATTTTCTCCTTGGTCAATCGCGGCTTGCGTGTTCGCCCCGGCGGTGCTTCCGGCTTCTCCGGGGGCGTAAGCATCAACCACCCCGCTGTTCGGGGAGTTGATTTGTACAATCCAATTAGAACGGGCACGCCCAGTATCCACCGGGGTGCCCGTCACTACGGCTTGGTCAGCGGCAAGCGCCACCTTGCGCACAAGTCGGTCCGTATTCTCCGCCACGGCCCGTCCCCGGACTGTGATGCGGCGGCTGAAATCATTTAGACTGGGCACGGGCGGCGCTCCATTCAAGGTACTTGTGATCAAGGAGCTGAACAAAGTACAAAAAGTCCTCCCTCAGCTCCCCGTCCACTCCGTTGATCTCACAATACTCCAGCATTGCCATCATCGGAATAGGACCCAAACCCATGCCCACAGACCTACATGACGTCAGCTCCAAGAATCCGATGTAAAACAGCTCCAGTCCAAGGTACAACTCCGGGGCGTTTTGAATACGGTCCGGGATTTTCTGCCCGAACCGCATGCACTGCTCAATGATCTTCCGTTCTACTGGGCCTTGTTCCCAGCCGTAGCGGAGGACCTCCCAGAGTTTCCCAAGTCCGCCTCCCGCACTTCTTCCCGGAACAGGGCCACGTTGGCGGCTTGTTCGCGGAGGTCGTTGAACAGGTCCGGCAAGTCCTCGAACACCTGCAGCACGTTCTCCTTCTTGAACTCCAGCGGCTTGCCGTCCGGGCCTTCCACGTTGATCCAATCCAGCACCACCGTTTCCGCGAACACTTCCTTGTACAGGCGGTCAGCGGTCGTGTTCTCCATCATGCCGGTCTGGATGGCCTTGCGGTAGGGGCGGGTGGCCTTCTCCAGGGCCTTCGAGAAGGCGGTGTTTTTGCCACCAGATCGTGCGATCTTGATGCGAATGGGTTGGCCCGCGTCCGTCTGGCCATACTCCAGCCACACGCCATCGGTTTCCAGGGCTTCGTTCGTCTTGAATTGTTTGTACAGGCTCATTCTCTGTTTCTCCGGTAATGGGTAGGACGGGCGGAGCCGAAGCCCCGCCCACGCTGATTATACGTCAGCAGCGTTCGGAAGGTAAGGGAATTCATTCAGCAACAGCGTGTAGCCAAACGAACTCTCAGCAGCTTCCACCGTCAAGGGCAGCGTGATCGGGCTGTCCTGCTCCACGCTCAGGCGTCCATCGCCCAAGGAGATGAGCGGAACGTCCAGCACCAGGCCCGCGTTCGCCTTCACCACTGCAAGGTCCAGGGCCACGTCCGAGTTGTTGCGGACGGCTTGGACGGCGGCGATGTCCGCGAAGTAGGCGGTGATGTTGCCGCCCACCTCGAAGGTGCCCACCGATACGTCGAAGGCTCCGAGCACAGCAACCGCCTTGTCTGGGCTGACGTTGTTGTTGATCGTCACTTCGAGTTCGGTCATGAAGGCGAACAGCGGAGCGGGGTTGGTGTCCCCGGCGGTGACCAGGTGCAGCTTGATGCGGCTGAAGTCCGAGGAGGTATTGAATGCCGGGGCATCCACGTTCTCCGGACGGCCCCCGGCCTTCACTCCGGTCGTGCCGTCACGTTGTTCGTGATCCACGGCCACGAAGGACAGATCAGCGGTGATCTTGTCGGCCTGCTTGATCGACAGGGCCAACTCGTTGGGCACAGCACCAATCAGGTACTCCGACATCACGCCATTCGCATCACTGCCCAGGGTACGCTCCAGCTGATAGCTGCGGCGGGTGATCAGGGCGGGGTCCTTCTCGTTGCGCAGGACGTTGCCGAAGAACAACTGGATGGTCTTGCCGGTGCCCGTCTCGTTCACCATCGTGGAGGCGGTCTTGTCAAATTCCAGGTAGGTCGCTGCGATGGCGCGGATGCGGGCAAAGCCGTTGTTGGCAGCGGTGGTGAACTTCGTTGCGGCTCCGTCACCCCCGATGAACACCCACTCACCCACGATCAGGCCCAAGGTCGTCAGGTCCTTCGTCCCGGAGACGCGAACCAGGCGCGGATAACTGGCAGTGGACACGTCGATGTTGAACTCAGCGGAACCGAGTTGCACACCAACCTTCTGAACCTTCGCGGCAGCGGTCGGAGTCTCATCCACCGAAGTCTGGGTCACCACCACGGTCGTGCCGGTGGAGCTGGCCACGTTCTTCAGACCGTTGTTGGCGGACTGCGAGAAGCCCGACATCAGCGCAAGGTCCCCGGCCACGAACGAAGTGCCCAGCGTACCGGAGCCCAGCGTGTAGGTCTTGGTGCTGCCCACGATACCCGTGAAGGGGATGGCCGTGCCGTTCAGCGGGAGGTTGGTCACCTTCTCACGCATCGCGGCGAAGAAGAAGCCCTGCAGGAGGCGGGTCAGGTTGTTCTGAGTCAGGTCCTGAACGAAGCCCCCGGAGGCGTCCAGGTCCGTGATCACGCCCTTCTTGCGCTGGCGGGAGGCGTTGATGGGGTTGCGGGCCATCAACGTGGTCTGACCACCAAAATCCTTGTAGCTGTTGGGCTCCAGCGGATGCCAGACGGGGGAAGCGGGCAGGGTCTTGATCGCGGACTCCTCCGCGAAGCGCAAGCCGGTTACATTCGAGTCAATTTTGTTCGCCATGATATTCTCCAGTTAAAGGGCGGTTGAGGTTCTCATCGAACCTCCTCATATTCAAACTCCACAACCAGGTTCATCTGGAACCACTCCGTGTCCGGTCCCACTTCCTGTAGGCGGGCGTTGCGGAACCAAATGCCACTGTTTGTGCTTCGCCCTTCAAAGGCGTCCCGGGCGATTATCCCGAGTTTTTCAGCAAGAAGCAAGCCACCTCCGTTCGAGAGGGGCGTGAATACTTGTACAGTGACCAATCCGGGACGGAGGAACCGGCGGTGGCCCACGGTCCCGAACGTGGCCTGCTTCGAGGTAGCGTGGCGCACGATGATGCGTGCCCAAGGCTTCGAGGCTTCCGGGGGCGTCTGTGAATCGACCCCGGGCCATTCCACGCGGACGGGCGCTGAGTCGTTGAGCGCGGGCGTCTGGGCGGTCCAGTAGGCGTGAAACAGCCCAAGGATTTCGTCCCGGGCGCTGTCAAAGGTCGGAAGGCTCATTGGCGCACCTGCAATTCATACATGATGGCTTGTCCGTTCGGGTTGAGCGGCTTGATCGTGACGATCTTCCACTGCTCCGTTCCCCGTAGCACAAGCCCGTCGATGTCCGGGGGAGCGGTCAGGCCGGAAGCGGGCATGAACACCCGTTGATCTCCGGCCCGGACGCTGTCCCCGTCCACGTACTTTTGTTCATAGTCAAGGAACACGGCCACGGGCGTCTGGTCCAGGGGGACGTTGCCCCCGGGCTTCCACGGCTTGTTCGGGTCCGTGCCTTCGACCGGCGTGAAGGTGCGCAACGTGACGGTCTGTCCGTTCTTCGTGATCAGCTTCTTCGCCAGCGCAATAGCGGAGTCAAACCGTGCCATGTCCTCAGCCCCTCAGAACGGTTCCGCCGGAGCGGGTCAGGCCAGCCTTGATCAGGCGTTGGTCCGCTGCCGGGTACTTGGGCATCACGAACACGGAACCACCCACGAAGGTGACGGACTCCGAGATGGGCCCAACCGTCTCCGACTTCGAGGCAACAGCGGCTCCGGTGGCGTTCCGCTCCGGGTCCGGGTTCAGCACGGCGGAGAGGGCACGCAGGGCGTACTCTGCCGTGGCTTCCTCCACTTCTCCGGGCACTCCGTTGATCGGGTAGTCATCCCGGTCCCATGCGTCATAGCGGGGCCACTCCGTGGATTGATTGCGGCCTTGGAGGCGCTTGCCCACGAAGTTGAACCGCTGGTCCAGGTAGTCCGTGGCGCGGATAATCGCGGACTCAATCTGCGGGTCCGTAAAGGAGGCGAAGGCGTTGCCCCGGTCAGTGTGATAGGACTTGAACTCAGCCAGCGTGATGTAGGCGTTTGCCCCCACCACGGAGCCGTTCGCGTCCTGGATGGTCAAAGCCATTACGGGTTCCCCTTCTTGCCATTCTGATTCAATAGACGGCCAACGATGATCGCCACGGCCAACCACTTCACCCAGCCTTCGGGCAAGTAGGTCTGGACGGCGGGCAGGTATTCATATGCGAGGTCCAGGAGGGCCAGCGCGGCGGCAAGTTGGACGCTCATCCACTTCCAGGCGTCCTTCCAGTTGTCAACAAGCACTTGTTTCATGCCGGATACTCCTTGTGGGGCAGTTGAAAGTGCGGACCGTCCTTGAACGTCCGCCAGTCTCCGCCCCATTCCAGCGGGACGCCCAACTCAGAGGCGGCTTGCTTCATGGCGGCGGCAATCTTGTGGTACAGGGGCCAGTCCCAACGGACGGAGCCGGAGACGTATGCGCCCAAGTCCACGGCGTGCCCCGTCAGGTGACGGCTGTTCATGGTCTGGGAGGCTCCCGCCTTCACCAGTTGTTCCTGGCGGGACTTCGAGCGGACGCCCTCCAGCACCGCGAAGTCCACGGTGGGGATCTCAATCGCCCGCTTCACGACACGCACCAGGTCCGGGTGCACTCCGCTCAGGCGGTCCAGGGACTTCTTGCTCAGGACGAACATCATTCAGCTCCTTGGCTTCCGCAGAGCGTCACTGCGCTGCGGGCCCAGTCTTGGAGGGCTCCGAGTTTCCGGATGGCGCGGTCACCGTCAGCGGCGATGGACCAGAGAGCTGCTGCAGTCTCTGGCGCAAGTTCGGCTGTTCGGGTTCCATCAGCTCCGGCGGCGGGTCCTCCAGGTAAATCGGGTGCGGTTGTACCACAAGTGGTGACTTGGAGGCGCAACCGCTGATTGCCAGCGCGAAGGTCAGCAACAGTGCGCGCATCCCGTTCCCGGGCTTCCGCGTTCGAGCGGGCGAACTCCGCCCGAAGGTCTGCGACACGTTGCTCATGGGCCTTCTCCTGTTCACGGTTCTTCTCGTTCGATTCATTGAGCTGAGTCAGCAGCTGGTGCTCACGCTCCGCTGCTTTCCCTGCTGCTTTCCCCGTTCCGTGCATATAACCCCCCAGGGCCACCGCTGCGAGCAGCAGGACGCCCAGGAGAATCGTCAGCGCGTGACGCTGTAGCGTGCTCAGAACGGGTAGGGGGAACATTTCAGACTCCGCCCTTGTCGCTGCCCTTGATCGGAGCGGTCGGACCCTTGGGCGCGGGCTTGCGGGTTGCCCCGTTCACCACGTTCTTGTTCGAGGGACCGGAGCGGGCGGACTTCGAGGCGGAAGTCATCTTGGCTGCGGTGGCGGCGGTAGTTCCTTGTTTCATGATCGGCTCCTTCAGAGTGGTTGGGTCATTTCTTCTTCGCAGCGGGCTTCTTGTTGGGCATTGCCCGCTTCAGAAGCCCTGATTTGGCGTCCGCCTTGTTGAACTCCTTGGCCACTTTGACCGGCACGCCAACCTTCTTGGCGAACTTGGGGTCATGAGCGGCAGCAGCCATCAAGCGGGCCTGCTTCCCGGTCTTACTGGGCATTTGCGTTCTCCTTCGCCTTCTCCCGGGTCCAACCCGGGGCCACGGCTTCGACTTCGGCACGGGTGATGCCGGTCGAACCGTAGAGCTGGCCCACGGCGGTCATCGCGGGCTTGCCTTCGCGGGTCCAGTGGGAGTCCTGAACCGGGTCCAGGGACAGGACAGCCTTCTGGAGCTTCGTGTTCAGCTCCGGCGCTTGTCCGTCCCCTTGGGGTTCCAGTCCTCCGGCTTCGTTGCCGGTGTCACCTGGAGCTGCTGTGCCGAGGTCATCCTTGGGCTGCTCACCGGACGGAGCCCCTGCCCCTTCGGGCTGTAGGTCGCTGAGAACCGTTTGGGCCCCTGTCTCTTGAATATCACGCTGGCCATCGGTTTTCTCCTTGAGGGCTTCATGTCCTTCCGGGTAGGCTTCCCAGTTCCGCTCCAAGAAGCGGGCGTGGAGGGCCATCTGCTCAAACGGGGCAACGATCTGACACTTGCCGAGTTGGAAGCGGTAGGGCTGACTGCCCAAGTTGATCGTTTTCCCGGCCAGAGGACCCGTGAGGACAAAGGTGGTTTGGATGATGCTCGACATTTATGGCTCCAGTTCTGTTGAGGATTAGGCTTGGATGACGGCGGCGCGGGAGACGGGCACCACAGCGGCGTCAGCCGGGAGGATAACCGACAAGGCGTCACCGGAGGCCCCACCGTCAACAATCGTGCCCACCAAAGCAGCCACCGAGGACTTGCCCAGGGGAGGCGTGATGTACACTTCCACCTGCTTATCGCCCAAGGCATCGGCGGTTCCGGCGATGGTCAGGGTGTTCGAGGTCGTGTTGTAGGCGGCGTTGGCGATGAGCGGGAGGGCGTTCAGCGCGGTCGCAAGGGCGGCACCGATTTCGTCCATGGTGTTGGTCGTGGCGTCCGCAGTCACACTGGCGGTAGCGGGAGACGTTCCGCCCGTTCCGAAGCCGGACAGGATGGTGACGTCAAACTTCCAACCAGCCCAATCAGAGGCGGCGGTGATTTCAGTGGCGGTCCCGTCCGTGGTCCAGGCAGCACCGTCACCATCGTACTTCGCGGCAGCAATCTGCTTCGCAGTGGTGGCATCGGCGGCAAACACAACTTGGGCGTCCACTCCGTTCGGGAGGGTATGACCGGACTTGGTGCGGTCAAGGGTTACAAGGTAAGCGGGCATGATGAATTCTCCAGGATGTTGAGGCAACTAGCAAAAAGGGCGGACGGGCCTGTGTGACCTGTCCGCCCTCCGGGTACGGCTCCCGCCCTCCGGAGGGAGGGCGTGCGGCATCAGTTGGTGATACCGTCCGCAGCTGCCAGGCCCTTCTCGCTGAACAGGGCCAGGCCGGAGTACCACTTGACGCGCCAGATGTGCTCGTCCTTGTCCTCCGCTTCACCCACGTCCACCACCTGGATACCGGCGGCGGTTGCAGCGGTCAGGCCCGCGATACCGTGAGTGCGCGAACCATCATCCAGCGTACCCGCGAAGATGGTGGTGCAGCCAGCGGTGCCGCCCTTGGTCTGGTTGACCGGGATGTAGTCGTTGCGGAAGATCGGAGTTGCGCTGTAGGCGGGAACTTCCGCACCGCTGGGCAGCTCAACCACTTCGTTCACCGAGGCACCGCCCAGGGCACGCAGCAGGGCTTTGTAGCTGCGCAGGGTACGGGCGGGCATCGTGATGTAGTCCACCATGCCGTCCTTGTCGGTCACCAGGTCCATCAGCTCATCCAGGATGGCGAAGGACAAGGCGGAGCCGGTTGCACCCGTTGCGGCCTTCTGACCGGAAGCGCAGAGCTGGATCAGGCCTGCGATTTCGTTGTCAGCGCCAGAGCCGTTGATCAGCATGTCCTGGAACTTGCGGCCAGCGGACTTCGCCTTGGATGCAATCTGGACAGCGGTTTGGTCGTTGCCGTCACCGGAGCGGGTAGCCTGGATCAGGCCATTCACTTCGGCATCACCCATGATCGTGGTCAGGTTCGAGTTGACCTTGGTGAAGGTCGCAGCACCCTTACCAGCGCCAGCGCCAGAGAAGGTAGTGCCGACACCCGACACGATCACATCGCCCAGGGCGTTTTCGCGGTTGTATGCGAGGCTGTTGCCTTCGATGCCGTCGAAGGGGAGGACATCGAACATGCGGTTGACGGTGATGATGTTCTCGATCACACCGGCAACAAGTTCGTCTTGCGCCAGCTTGGCGCTTTCAGCTAGGGTAACAGAAGCCATGATGGTTCTCCAAAAAGGGTTGTTGATTCAGTAGGTTTTCAGCCTTGTCCCGCATCACGCGGAGTCCGCTGCGGCCCCGGAATCACTCCTGTTGGCCCTCGCATTGGCATTTCACCAAAGTGTTCGCAGTATAGCTCCATTTTGCTGAGAAGGGAAGCCGGGGCGAATTGTACCCGACTTCCCGACATCTCAGCGTCCGCGTGCGCGGAACTGGCCCTTGTTCAGACCGGCAGCGATTTTCTCGTTGGCGGTCATCACCTTCCCGGGCGTGCGCGGGGGCGTCGAACCGGAGCGGGGCGGCATACCACCGCCAGCGGGCGCTTCGGACTCGAACAAGCGGCCAAACTTCTCATTGGCCTTCATCTCAGCCACCAGCTCCTTGATCGACATGGGACTGCCTGTGTGACCATAACGGACTTCCCCGTTGGGGTCCATCACGTACACCTTGAATTGACCGTCCTCCTCAACAACCTTAACTTGGTTCTTGACAAAAGGCAGGAGGAGTTCCGGGACGCCCTTCATTTCAGCCACGGCGGCGGTTGCCGAGTTCTCCACCAGCAGCCCATACAGTTGGTTCTGAAGGGCTTGACTGCGCTGAGTGTGTTTCTCGATGTCTTTGGTGTGGGCCTGGGCCATAGCTGCTTTGACCCCTTCGATCTGCTTGGCCACATCGGCCCCGGGGGTGCCCTTAGCAGCTTCCAATTCAGCCAGTTTTGCTTCAAAGGCTTCCCGAATAGCTTTGGGGTGGTTGCCCCAGTCCGCAAGGGGGGTCAGGTCAATATGCTTGTTCTTGAGACCTTGTCGCATTTCCTTCAAATTGCGACTCAGGCCGGTGACGGCCTCAGCAACACCCTTGTAGGTTTCGTTGACGACAAACTTGCCATCTTCGCCTTGGGTGTACAGGCCCCGGAATTGTTCGGGGACTTTGTCGATGCTTTCGACCGGAGTGAATTCAAATTCCATGATGTATTTTCCTCGTGTGTCAGCGGTTCACCCGCCAGTGTTGTGCGTCACGCACGGTCATATTGTACCGTCAGAACTTTTCAGGGTCAAGGCCCGCCTTCCGGAAGGCTTCCGGCTTCGTTGCTGCCAGCTGTTCCAGGGTCAGCTCCGTCCCGTTCCGGTCCACGAACTGGTCCACGTTCAACCCGCCCTTGCGGAACAAGGCCCCCTTGGTCTTGCCCAGGACCTCATCCTGGAAGGAGGCGGACTGACGGCCCAAGAAGTCCTGATATGTTGTGGCGGCGGGAACCCGGCCCACGTTCCGCTCCGCCCACTCCTTGCGAACGTCCTGGATGGACTTCCCTTGGGCCTTCGCTTCTGCGCGGAAGTCGATTTCACGCTTGTCCCGGGTCCGGGTATCCGTCACGGTGGGGCGGTTGCCCAGAAGCCCGACCCCGTCGATGTACGCCACCATCACCGAGCGGCAGTTGATATGGGCGGGGGGCTTCGCGTTCGCGGGCGTGAGCGGCGGGACTCCTTCGGGCAGCGGGTTGTCGCCCACGGGGGCTCCGTGACCGTCCCGGGCGCGGCAAACAGCAGAGGTCCGCCCGTCCAGCGTGGAGGTCCAGATGCGGGCCTGTATCACGTCACTGTTCGCGTCCCAGACGTAGTTGCGAGCCGTGTTGGACACGTGGTTCACGGCGGTCCGGACGATGGCCTGGGCGTCCCGGCGGGTCATCGACAGGATGCCGTCCGCGTAGTTGTTCTTGCGAGTGCCCACGACACGGCGCACGATGTCGTCAATGGGCTCCCCCTGCGTCATCCCCAGCTGAAGGGCTTGTACAAGTCGTTGCTGATCGACCTGCTCCAGGGTCTGGAACCACTCCTTGAGCAAGCGGCCCTGGAACGGTTGCGAGGAGACGATGGCGCGGAGCTGATCAGCGGCCACGGCGGCGAAGCTGATTTCAATCGGCAGGGAGGACTCCAGCACGGAGACTTCCCGGGCTCCTTCCATCGTGGACAGCGTGCCGAGCTCGGTGCGGACCGTCTCCCGGTACTCCGCCAGCGCCACTGCGCGGGCGTCCTTCACGTCCGCCAGCAGGGCCTTCCAGCGGTCCCCGGTGAAGTCCATGGGCTTGCCCTCGAACTTGGCCAGGCGGGCCTTCAACTTCTCCGTCAGGTCCGCGTCCGCCTTCTCCAGGAGCTTGGCGATGCGCTTGTTCAACCCGGCGGAGTACCGGCGCAGGCCAATTTGGTGGCGCAGCGCGGCGTCCCTGTATTGTTCGTTACTGGTCATTGGCATGATTCATCCTTTTCTTGATGGCGTCCCAACCCAATCCAGTTTCCCGCATAGCCCCGTGAATGGAAGGATACAAAACCCCATCAATCACTACGGGCTTGGCGTTCACGGGCAGCTTCCCCAGCTTTGCCTGCGCCATCTTCGCACGTGCCTCCGTGGTTATGACCCGGCCCTTGCACTTCTCCGAGAATCGCTGGCGGGCTTCTGGTTTCCACTTGGTGCCCAGGACCTTCTGACGCTGGCGCTCCCGGGACTCCGGAGGCATCCGATACCCGGGTGTGCCTTCGCCCCCGTCCGTCAAGTTGTAGCCGTGTGGCTTCTGGGTTCCAAATGCCTTGATGGCTTTGCGTTCGAGGTCGCAGAGGTAGTCCCAGTCATCGGCAATGACCAGGACCTCCAACTGCGCCTGTCCCGGGTACTTGTTCAAGGCGTGGTGGAGCAGGGAACCTCCCCGGGGCTTTTCCCGCTTCAGGCGGGCGGCTTCTGCGCAGTGGTCCTTGAACCGACTTTTGGCCTGCTGCGTTGTGATGCCCAGGTAGGCTTTGCCGTTTGGGAAGGATACCCGGTACAAGCAACCCATCACTCACCCCCGCCGGTGGCGGCGTCCACCTTCGCCTGTTGGGCCGCAATCTCCTCCTCCGATGCTCCCTCAGCCTTCAAGCGGTCCAGCTCCGCCCGTTCCGCGTCCCCTGGGCGGTCGCCCCCGGTCTTGTCCCCGGGATTGAGGTCCAAGCCAGCAGCGCCCATGGCTTGGCTGGTTTCCTCCATGAGTTCTTCCCAATCTGCCTCCTCATCGAAGTCCTCCGACAGGACGCCACGCATGCGCAGGGCTTCGAGGAAGGACTTGCGGCTGATGTCGCGCTTGTCGCGGGCGGCTTGGAGGGTCTGGAGGCCAACTTGGTCCTTCTCCTCCACTTGGAAGGTCTTGACCAACTCGATGCTTCCGCCTTCAGTGCCCAGGCGCATCCATTCAGCGGTAATGCCCAAGGCTTGCTCCACCGCGTCCTCGAACACGCCCACCATCGCTGCGAGGTCGTTGGAGGCTTCGGCACTGTCCAAGGCGCGGGCGGTAGCGGTCGTGCCGCCGGGGCGCTTCTTCAGGAACTCCGCCCCGTACCCGGCCATTTGCGTTTCAAGGTCGTGCAGGTCATCGCGTCCGGACTTGATCGCGGCCCCGGTGTGCTCCACGTAGTAGAACCGGCCCTGGGCGTCCGGATTGTACAGCACCTTGTTCGGCCCAATCACCACCGGGTCCGAGTCCTCCCCGGACGCCCCGGAGCACGCCAGCAGCGGGAAGCGGGTGACGGTGAGGATGTGGCGCTGGTCGGAGGTCGATTGCCAGTGAGCCACGTTCAGGTGAGCCAGGTCCATCAGCGGGGGCTTCCCGTACATGAAGCCGTCCCGTTGGGCGTAGAACGTGACCAGCGGGATGTAGGTCAGGCCGGTCGCCCACTCATCGACCACGGCCCAGGCCTCCTTCCCGTTCTGGGCCTTCACCATTTCCCAGAGTTGTACAACCCCGGGCTCCATGACCCTGATGCGTTGCTTCTCCGTCTCCGCGAAGCCGTCCTGCTCCGTGTACGTCTCCATGATGCGGACGTGCTGGAGGACTTCCACGCCCTGAATCACCTCCGAGCGGGCGAACAGCACGCACTCCGGCTTGATCATCACCCAGTACGGGCGCAGGCCTTCCCGGCGGTCATCCGCCAGAGTGCGCGGGCCTCCGCCTTCGACCGGGGCGGGGCGGGGGAAGTCGATGAGGACGTGTGCGAAGGCTTTGGCCATGCCCTCCCGGAACCAACGGCGACAGAACACCGCGATGTCGTTGCCTTGGAGGTCCACGTCATCCAGCACCGTGTTCTCCATCACCTCCGGCACGTCCTCCATCTTCACTTCTTCGCTGAAGGGCTTGCCGCTGAGGGTGTCCAACGTCTGGCTCACCATGTTCAGGAGGACGGCGGCGCTCAGGCGCTCCTCATAGCCCTTGTCCGTCTCCTCCGAGTGGCGGGGCAGGTACGTCTCCCCGGCGGCGCGCATGGTTTCGGTTCCGCCCAGGAGGGCTTCCATCAGGTGCCAGCGTGGCGACATCGCGTCATAGGCGGCGGAGGTCGTGGCGGGGCTTTTCGGGTCTTTCGCTTGCTGGCTCATGTGTGTATCTCCTTCAACAATTTCAGTATTTTCGCCCCGGGAAGGCCCCGGGGCAAATGGTTACATGTCGGACTGCTTAACGCCACGCAGCTTCTTGCGTACACGGTAGCGGATGGCGTCCCCGATGTGGTCCTCAGCGTCCGTGTCCACGTCATCCAGGTTCTTGTCGTCCCGGGGGAGCACTGGCAGGGTTTCGAGGGTTTGGTGACACCAGTCGAAGATGAACAGCCCCGGCGTCTCCCGAAGTCCGCCCCCGGGCGGAGGGCAGGCCCCCTTCAACATCTTGCGTATCTGCTCCCAACCCTGCTTCCGGCTTCCCGGCCCCTTGTCGGCGGGCGTCCAGCGGCATCCCCGCTTCTCCATGTCCACCGCGATGCTGTTGCCGTTCTCCACGTCGAAGATGGAGCTGTCAGCGGGGCCTGGGCGAACCTTGGCGGTGATGTCCCAATCGTCCTCCCGGTCCCGGATACCCTGCCCCACGTCCGTTGCGAGCATCCGGACGCCCTCGTTGCGGCTCCCGTTCCACCCGTACCACTCCTGGATCAGGTACAGGTCCCCGCGCACACGTCCGTAGGTGCGGCCCTGGTACTCGAAGGGCTCCCCGTTCGACTCCGCCCACCACAGCGCGGCGAAGGGCTTGGAGCTGCCCCAGTCGAAGCTGCGGTCAATCTTCCACCGCTTCGGAATGAGGTGGAGCGGGACGGCGGGAACCACGTGCACGTTGGTCCGCCAGATGTCATCGAACATGCCCCCGGCGATGATGTCCCAGGAGCCATGGAGCCATGCTGCGAGTTCGGACGGGTTCCGAGCAGCGGCCCTGATCTTGCTGATGTACTCCGGGTCAGCGTGGAGCAGGATTTGGTTCTCATAGATCGAACCGTGAATGGCGACACGCGGCGGCTCCCGTTCGCCTTCGCGCATGGAGTCACGGATGACGATGCCCCGGGAGTGGGGGAGGCGGAACCGGGACTTGACCCAGTTGTGCCCCGGCCCATAGGGGTTCGTGGTGGAGCGGTAGCAGCGGGGCATTCCCGGCTTCGTGGAGCGGCAGCACGACATCATCACCGTGTAGCACTTGTCATCCGGCCAGTTGCACAGCTCCTCCCAACCAATCCACGGATAGGCGTGGCCGTGGTAGTTCCAATAATCGTCTTGGGACTTCATATGGCGCAGCAGCAACTCCTCCCCTGAAGGGAAGGTCCACTTGTGCTCCACCTTGTTGTAGCGGGCTCCGGGGAAAATCTTGCGGAACCACTTGGTGGTCTTGTTGATCACGTCCGACAACTGCGGGTACGTCTGACGGAACAGGATGCCCCGCCATTCGCTCCCGTAGCCCTTCCCCACGTGCTGGAGGAAGTCCATGAGCAAGCAGTCGGTCTTGCCTGGGCCACGGGTCCCTTCATACAGGACCTCGAAGATGGGATGAGCCTGAAGGAAGGCCAGCTGGGAGCCGTACTGCGGACACCACGTGGCCTCCATCTCCTTGCCCGTCACCGGGTCCCGGTAGAACCCGCGCAACTCCCCGGTTTCGACCTCCCGCCACTCGATGGGATACCCTGGGCGAACGGCCAGCGCCACCGCGTTGGAAATAGCGTTGGTGGTGTTCACTTCGTACCCTCCGGGCGTCCGGTGGTGCCCTTGGCCATAGCCCCGAACTGCTCCTGCCAATCGTCAATCGTGGCCGGAGCGGCGGGGATGATCAGCACGCCCCCGTTGCCCATGTCATAGGCTCCGGACTCCTTCCCGGGCTCCCGGAACTCTGCGGAGCGGGCCTTGAGCAGCTGCGACAACAAGCCGTCGCTGTAAATGCGCTCATAAGCAATGATCTCATCCTTGAACTTCCCGCCCACGATAGGCTTCTGTACCCCGTTCACTGCCCGCTCAATCGCGGCCTTGATCAGGACCTCATCCGTGTGACGACATTTGGCCTGCTGCACGGCCTCCTCAAATTCAGGGTCCTTCTTCCGGGCGTCCGCAATCGCGGTGTCTGAGACCCCTACCAATTCAGCGGACAGGCTCATCAGCCCGGACTTGCGAAGTTCATACAAATAGCGCAGCTTGATCTCCTCCGTGACCTTCACGGGAGGCTTGCGCCAATCCGGCTCCCTCACTGCGGGTGGTTTCGATTTGTTGGCGGACATCACGCCCTCCTTTGACAATGGTTCAACGTCCCGGGGCATCACGCCCAAGGAACTTGTCACGGAGTATAGCGGTTGAGGGTGATTTCGACAAGGTCGCCCCCGCCCGCGAAGTCAGGACCACGGCCCAACCAACTTCCGCCCAACAGATCGTGTGCGCTTGGGTTGCGCTTCAGTTTCCACCGTTCTACTTGACTTCCCACACGAAGAAGTATAGAACCCAAGTACAGCCCTAAGTCCCAGTAAATAAAGGCTTTTCTTATCTTTTATTATTATTATTACTTAACTTACTTAACTTACTTGGGATAGTTCCCCGGGAGCCGTTCTGGGCTGTCGGTCCGCGTTTGTCGGGCGAATTGAAAAATAACCCAAGTAACCCAAGTAAGTCAAGCGCAGATTGCGTAACCTCCAGCCCCGCTTGAGTTTCCTGGCAACTCCACACTATACTTTATCCCAAGTAATTGCGAGGTGAAGTCAAGTAACCCAAGCGCACTGATTCAGCGCACCCCAACCAAGATAGAAGGCGGCAGCAGCAGGGTCCCTTCGGAGGGCTTCCAGAGGTGAAGGCAGAAGGGGTGGTTGTTCACGTAGTCGGAGCGGGGCGGGTGGAATTGCACCACGGCGTCCTCCTCCGTCCAGAACAGGTCCTTGACTGCGCACATTTCGTCCCAGGTGGGGCAGCGGTCCTTGCGGGAGACTGACACGTGTTCCCAACCTCCCTGATCGGAGGCGATGGCGAACAGCCGGGGTTTGCCCGGGGTCTTCAGCAATAGCTCGAAGGCTCCGTTGTTGCCGAAGGACGGGGAAGCTCATGACGCGCACCCCTTCACGATAGCCGTGAGCATCACCGCCCAAAACAGCGCAACGGCTCCGAGCACGCGGAGGAGTTCCCAGTTGAAGCCGGGGGCGGGGCGGTTCGGGCAGTCACGGCCTTGTCGGCAGTTGTGATTGCAGCATTGTTTCTTGTTCATACAACCCTCGTCACGTTCAGCACCTTGCGTTCCCACCACGTGGCCCACTCCTCCGTCCAGGAGGTCAGCGCACGGTCGAACTCCGCGTGGATGTGCTTCCAATCGTCCGGGTGAATGCGGCGCACGCGGTAATACTCCAGGTGCTCCGCCCGCCAACCCAGGGTCGTTTCCACGTACTCCCCGGACACCGGGAGGAAGTTGACATAATGCAGAATCGGGTCCCCGTTGTCGATGTAGATCACCTCGATCACTTCGTGGCCGGGGTGGTCGTGGGCGTACTGCACCGCGTTCTCGAAGCAGCGGAAGTTGAATACACCCTTCACCCCCTTGGGCTTGATCAGCTCATAGCGGGTCCGGACGAACCGGCACAGCCGTTCATGAATGCGCTTTTGGGCGCTTGCTTTGCTCAGCATGTTTCTTGTCCTTTGCTAGTTTGATGGCTTGTTCCATATCGTTGACGGTCGCCACTTCCATCATCGCATCGTGTAGTTCCAGGAGGTCCCGGAAGGCTTGCAGCTCCGGAGCCCGAAGCGTACTGCGGCCCGTGGCCTTCAGGCGGTCCCAGACTTCTCGCAGCGCCACTTGCGACCTGATCAGGATGTCCTTGTACTCCCGCCCCCGGCCCATTGCCCAGAAGGCGTCCGCAATCGCGTGAGCGGTGATCAGCGTGGTCAGGTCCGCGAAGGAAGCCCGCCCGGTCAGCGCGGCTCCGAAGGCCAGTTGGTTCTTCAGTTGAAGGTCCACCAGGTAGCCTTCTTGGCAGCTGAGCAGGCTCACGCCTTCGGTGACGTACTCCATCGCATTCAACAGCTTCGGCTTCGGGCGGTACTTCTTGCGCGGTTTCTTGTTATTTGCCATTGGCCGCAGCCTCCAGTTGATTGAGGGTCGTGAGGACGGCGGCGGACTCGAAGCGGGCGCACACTTCGCAGGAGCCGTCCGGGAGTTCCTTCACGTTCAGGATTTCGCCCACGGGTCCGGTCCGGTTCAGCAGGCGTACTCCGAACCCGGCGGGCGGGGCCTTGCGCGGGAGGACCAGCGTCACCCAGTCCGCTTCCCCGCACAGGCGGCGGAGTTCCCCGGGGCTCATCCCTCCCTCCGCTTCAGGCGTTGCATAGCGTCCTCCAGGGCGTCCCGGTCATAGGTCACGCCCAGCATGTCGAACACATCCGCGCAGCCGTTGATCAGGGTTTTCCTGTAGCGGTCCTCCGTCTCGCTGAGTTCGTCCTCAATATGCTCCGTGCAATCCACGAAGTCCGGCACCGTGTTCTGAAAGCGGCAATATGACATGTTGGCCACGGTCAGTCATCCCACTGTTCGGACGCGGCGGACTCCACGTCATCCGCGTCAACGTCCACTTCGAGGGAGGAGCGGCCCACGTACATCGCCATCAGCATCGCGTCGAAGCTGCCAATGATGTCCGGGCGGGAGGACGGCGTGACATCCTTCCCGTCCAGGTGCAGAGCGTACACGGAACCCTCCTTGTTGAAGGCCAAACGATAGCGGGCACGGTACTTCTGACTGTCGCGGTCGGAGCGGCCATAACTGTCCCCGGGCTTCTCGTTCTCATCCAGGTACAGCCAGCCCCCTCCGTACTCGCTGGGCTCAAAGTAGGCGAAGAAGGCGTCAGTGCGTTCCTTGTGGAATCCCTCCCGGGCCTCCTTGACCAGGTCGCTCATCTTCACCACCGGCGGGACATCGGGCATGACCTGCTTCACCGCCTTCTCCAGGGCCACGGTCACGGCGTCCTGATTGGCGCAGCGTACCACTTCCAGGAGGGTCTTGTTCAGGACCTGCTGGAACTTCGCCACGTCATCCAGATTCAGCCCGTGGGGCAGAGCAGCGGCCACTTGCTCCGTCAGTTTCTTGCGGAACTCCGAACGGTAGCCGGTAGCGTCCGAGATGGCGGAGGTCACGGCCCCCTTCAGGTGTTTGTCCAGAATGGGTCCCAGCTTCTCCGCTGACAGTGCTTCGCCCAGGGCGGCTTCGAGGTCAATGTTGATCTTCAGTTCCATGATGATTC